AGCAATTCGAGTAGTATTGGATAGCTTTTTTTAAGTTGCTACCTCTACATACATATTTCTATATATGCTGACTATACTTACATAGTTTAATTCATAACTAATGTAATAAATATCTAACTATGTTTTTAATCACATAACTTTAAATTTATCTTCTCAAGGTGTTCTTTTGCTACATAAAAAGAATCTTTATCATCTTTCATTTTATTAGAATCTAACAAAGTATAAACTTCATGAAATAACATATAGTTTTCACTTAAATCATCATAACTAAAAGTACAAAGATTTCTATCTAGTAATAATAACAAGAAAAATGCTCCAGCACTAATTATAGGACCACATATATTAATATTTACTTTTATTCCTAATTGTTTTAATTGTTTAAATCTATTAAGCATCATGAACATTAAATGAACATCTCCACCTTCAGAATTAAAATCAATATTTAAATAAATATCTTCTCCTTCTTGAGATAGCATGATTACATCGTCAAACTGAGCTTCTACTTCATCCCAACCTAATCCTGTTTTAGCTTCTTCAGGTAGATTAGTTTCAAATGAAAAATACATCATATTAATATTTCTTAACAACATTATTCATCAACCTCTTCTCTTTCTATTAGTGGTAATATTTTATTTTGCTTTAATAAATCATATAAAAACAATCTTCCTTTTTGAGTCCAACAAGTATAAGTATTACTATCTGGAGTACCATCTGAATGAACAAAAGGAACTGTTTTAGTTTTAGTATAACCTTGAGTTTGATGTTTTTCTTTTAATAACCAAATTTTTCCTTGTTTATATTGAACATCTAATTCTTTTAGCTTCTGATTCATTTCTATTCCAGTCATTCCATAATCTTTAGCTATTTGAGTAATAGTTAATAATTCTTTACTTTGTAAAATCTTATCATAATAGTTTTCTTTAGGTTCCATTTCTAATATTCTTTGTTGTTTGATTTTATTATCCAACTCAAGTTTTTCTATTTGTTCAGCTTGGTCTGCTGCTAGTCTTAACGCTTCAGCAAACGTTCTAGGAGTTTTACTTCTTATAAATTCTTCCATTCTTTCAAACTCGTTAATATATGCGACATTTAATTCAAAAGCTTTTTCTACAGCTGAACTATAACCTCCAACTAATTGAGCGATACCTTTTTTAGTAATTAAATAATTTCTAACAGTTCTACCGTTTGAACTTACGTAATTACTAGGTATATAGAATTGAGCGGAAACTTCCGCCGAACTAAATTTAGATGTATACTTATCTATTTTTTCTAATAAATCTTTATGCAGTACACCTAATTCTTCTGCAACTCTATTACTTGTCGTAACCAAAATACCATTATTATTTTCTACTTTTACTAACATCAAACCACTTCCTTTTTTTTAAGATAGGTATATTATACACTAATATATTGTATTTGTAAATAGTAAAAATAAAAAAAGATTGGATTATTTATCCAATCTAATACTAAACACATGTATATCTCTATCACATACTACTCCAAATAATTGACTAACATAACTTTCTGGAATATTAAGTCCTCTACTTGCATATTCATCAGCTCCTACTAAACTAGCATTACGAGCATACTTATCAGTAATAAGAGTACTATGTATATGTCCAAGAACCACGTAATCTATGTATTCACGTTTTTCATTAAACACCTTTAGTTTAAGTTTACTTATTTCGTTATCAATATTACTTTGGTTAATTTTATCACCATGTATTGCTAATATGTTAAAATTTTTATTAATTTTTAACACGTTCTCAAAAAGATTAGAACCATTAATATTAAAAGTAACTTCTGGTATTAATTCAAAATTAGTTTTTAACATTTCATATATCATATAGTCTATAGAGTTTTTAGCTTCACTATTTATATTAGTATGAAACTCATGAGAATCAAATCTACTTTCATTTCCTACTACTCCACTAATAACTATGTCATTCAAACTAAACCTGAACGACTCTATAAATTCTCTAATTAAATGATAACAATAAACACCAGCTTCTATCTCTACAAATTGTGCAGCACTTTTCATATCACGTCTATGTTGAGCATGAATAAAATCTCCAAGTAACGCTATGTGTAGAGTGCTGATATTATAAAGCTTAAGATATTTACACACATTGACGCTAAGTCTCGTTAATCTTTTACGAGCTTCTTCAAAATCAAAACGATTACCATCCAACCCTACAGTTTTACCTATATGCCAATCACTGAGAACAAGAAAACCTACATTTTTTTTCACTTCTCTTCCTAACAACTTTTCTTCTTCTCTTTCTGTTTCAGCAAAATCCATCCATACATTTTCTCTACTACCACGTACTAGTTCATTAATACTTTCTTTCCACGAACGCATTTCTTCTTCCGCTCTAAACTCACGTCTTTCTATTGCACGCAATGCAGTGTTTTCATCACGCAATCTCTGAACCGTTTTCTTTAATCTTTTATATTCCTTAGTAATATAGTCTGTCCCAGCTAATACACGCTCTTCTATCTCCGCTTCTTTTTCTTTTTTCCACTTTTCTATTTCTTCACTACTTAGTATTCTATATCCCTTATGCCACTCTTGGTATCTACCTTTTTTTCCTTTAAGCAAAGGATTTGTGTATCTCAACAACCTCTCTGTTATTCCAACTTCTTTACAAAAATCACTAAGACTATTTACTTCATATTTACTTCCATCATTCTTTTCTATAACATACTTACTCATATACATCTCACCTCATATTCATCATCACCTAATGTGTTAAAAAAACCATACTTACTTTCCTTGCTTCCACTATTACAACGTTCATTATAATATTGAGTATTAACACTAATTACTTCTTTACTCTTATCAACAGGATGAAATAGATGTAACAACACTCTGTCGTATACTATGTTTCTACCACCAAACTCTAACCAACGAAAATCAAATTCAAAATCTTCTAATCCCCAACCTATAAATCCTTCATCAAAACCATTATATTCAAGAAAATCTTTTTTATAACAAGCAAATAATCCAGGAAATCTTCTAGGTGTTTGTTTAAGTAATATATCCAATATCCTACATTTCATCTTATATTCTTCATCTTCACTAGCAACATCACACACAGATTCATAATCCGAACCACTAATCTTCTTACTAGTCTCTTCAGATAAATAACAATATAAAAAACAAATCTTACTCTTTTCTTCTCTCTTATCATAAACGGTCTGTATAAAATCATCAGGTACTATAAAATCCTGGTCTAGAAATATAAGAAAATCTCCAAGGCTTTCACGTACTCCGTTATTCCTATTTCTACTAAGTCTAAATCCTAAATCAGATTGACTTACTACAGTCATCCCTTCATACCCGCTATCGCTAAGCCATTCAATCAACCCAGTACTACCATCATCACACAATATCACTTCATACTCAACATTACACTGTTGTCTTTTAATACAATCCAATGTAACACGTAATCCTTCAAACCGATTATAAACACTAATCAAAACACTAATCATCGCTTCACCTCAAATATAAGTATACAAAATAAAACATCAAAAGTCAACCAAAAAAATGCGCCAGCGGAGAAAATCTACTTATATTTTTTTAGCTTATATCAAAACACCCCAAAGATATCTTAAATTAGTTCGAGGTACCGGGTATTCACTTAGTCAATATGAGTACCTTTTTTGTTTTAACTGATAAAACTTCACTTAGTCAATGGATTTTACTTTTTATATAAAATTTTCGCTTAGTCAATGTTAGTACCTAGTCACAATATCAACCCCCTAGTTCTCTCAACGAGTTTCGAGGTACCCGGGTGTTTATTATATGATTCATATAAGTCATTTCTATTATATATATTTTAATATTAAACTCTTGCTTCTTCGAAGTGAAACTCAAAAAATAAAAAGGTTGAGAGCTCCTTCGAAAAGCTCATAAGGAGGAAAAAATGTTAAGAGAATTAGTTGGAAGAATTTTTGGTGTTTGGAAAGTAGAAGAAGTATTTGAAGGAAGAAAAGCTGTTGAACTAGTTATAACTCCAATAATTAATATATTATTGGATGAATTAACAATCAACTTATTTGATTACGATGATGAAGTTGTTGTAATCTGTAGTTACTTGGACTGGAACAAATACACTTTTAAAAAGGATAACTTTGATGTTTGTGAAATAATTAATTATATTATTTCAGAAATAGAAAAGGAAAGAGAGGAGGTTGAGAAGGAATTCATCAAGAGTTTTGATGAACTCAGAAAATAAAAATATAGCTCATTTCTAGTTTAACTAGAGATGGGCTATTATTTTTTATATTGTTTTTTTATTTCAAGCCTTTTCTATTATATATATTTATAATATAAGCAGACATACACAAACAAGCCACATCTATTATTTATATACATATAAGCTCTTGTCTCTTCGATGGTCAAAGACCACAAACAATAAAGGTGGTTTCTTCCACCACTTCGAGAAAAGCGAAGACAAGTTGGGTAAAGCTAACAAAAACAGGAGGAAAAAATGGCAAGACAAATGAATTATTACGGTGTTTTAGGTGAAATTACTGATTTGGTAAGAAACGATAAATTCTTATTGAATAAAGTTGAAAAAATGGTTGAAATAGTTGGTTTTAATCCAAATTGGGATTTAATAGGCGACATAGCATATGAAGTAACTTTCAATTATGGATATAAAAACCCAACTAAAACACAGATGAAAAAATCAATTATTTTAGCTATTAAAAACATAATAGCTAAACACTCATTGATGAAAAACTATAAGGAGGTGAGTGAAGAGGAACTTCGTGATGCAGTTTATGAAGAGTTCCCATTCTAATGTAATTAGAGTCTAGGAGAAATCCTGGACTCTTTTTATTTTTTCTTATACTACATTAAAGTCATATCTAATATATATAAATATATAATAAGCTCTTGTTTTCGCGAAATAAAAATTAGGAGGTACAAAACATGGAAAGTTTTAGAGATTTATTTGTTATAATTGTTGCAGGGATAATAAGATTAGTAAGAAAAGAGCTAAGATATAGAATGAGAAATTGTATTCCATTTTATATGACAGAAGCTGAAATATGGCTTCTACATGATTTCTATATACTTAAAGGATTAAGTTTTAAACTTAATCTTATATTGGTTTCTTTATATTTAGCTAAGGACTTTATACACGACTTAGCTGAACGTAAAAGAGCAGCAAGAAAAAACAGACATCAGAAGTAATTCTGGTGTCTCTTTTTTTTATTATTATGTTTAATTAAAGCCACTCCTTTTATATATAATTATATATTAAGCTCTTGCCTTCTCGAAACAAAAAAAGAGCTAATCTCAAAATCACACTAGCTCTTCATTCATTCAAACTCCTTCGAACATTCAACTATAAAATTATAAAGGAGGTGATACAGTTGAAATATTACTCAAATTATATCTTAGTTCCAATGTGGAATGGTTCAACCGCCGTTCTACCACTTGGAGTTTATAAATATTTAGTAAAGAATCATTTTGATTCTTTTGACTTATGTTTATAATTAAACTAAGTATTTAATTAAGAGTTTGTTTCTCTTACACTAATATAATTATAGTTGTTTTTAAGTTGTTTGTCAACTATAAAAAACAAACAACAAAAAAATAATTTGAGTTAGAGTTCTCAAGAAAAACTCATAGGAGGATAAAATGAAAAACAATAAAAACTGTTCGGCAAATTCTGTTAAAACTGGTAGATACTTCTACTTGAGTAACTATTACTCAAGTGAAGACAAAAATAAAAAGGAAGACTATAAGTTATTCACTAGTCTTTCTAATATTTCTAAATGGTTAAACTCAAAAGGTTTAACTACATCTGCAAGTTTTAGTATTCCTAAAAAGAAGTGGGACTTTCAAGACAAAACAACTTTAATGGTTCATATTTACAACGAAGATGTAGAGTGGACTGAAAGTCCTGCTCTATTCGTGGAGGATATCAAGAGTGAACCGCTTGGAAAGAAGACTTACGTTGCTGTTGATTTATTTCAACAAAAGGTAAGTATCTTTACAGGAGGTGAAGTGAGAGAAATAAACTTCAAAGAATTTAATGACGTATTAGAACGTCATAAGTTTATAGAAGTTTATTTTACAAAGGAGGTGTTATTAGGTAAAGGAGTTGATGCTTCAGCATTAAACTTCTTTGTCAAATAAGAATATTAGAGCTTACTCTTAATTGAGTAGGCTCTTTTATTTTTCTCCGCCAGCGCATTTTAAGCTCTTGTCTTTTTGAAACAAAAAAAGAGCTAATTCAAATCAAACTAGCTCTTCAAAAAAATCACACTCATTCAATTCATTCACTATATTATTTAAAAAGAAGGTGATAACTTGAATATAAACTCTTATGTATTAGTTCCTATGATAAATGGTTCCAAAGCTATTCTATCATTAGGTTATTATAAATACTTAAAAATCAATGGATTCGACTCATTTGATTTGTATTTATAGTAAATATTAATTAATCATTAAGAATTTTTATTCTTACACTAAATAAACTAACCACATCTCATCAGAAAGGAGGTGATGCCTCACACTTAATAAATAAATACAAGAAAGGAGGTGATATCGTGAATAATATTTACATAAATAAATATGGAAAACAATTTATTGAACTCCAAATGTTCAATGGTTGTTATGTTATTATTAGTTTAAGTGAATACAAAAAATTAAAAGAATTAAAATATGATTCTTTTGATTTTGCTATCTAATAATAATATCCATAATATTTATGAGATTATTATTCTCATACACTAAAATTATTATAGCATTGATAAGTTAATCTTGTCAATGCTATTTTTATTTATCTATTATTACAATAAAGCCTCTTCTAATAATTATATATTATAAACTCTTGTATTTTCGATGACTTAAGTCATAAAAAAATAAAAGCGGTTAAGGTTCCGTCGAAAAACCAAAAGGAGGATAAAATGGAAAAATTACAAGGTAAAGTGTTCGGGTTATTAATGGCAAGTTTTGGAGTTATTGACTTCGAAGCGAGAGACAAGTGGCAACAACTTGTCGACGACTTAAAACCACTAAAACTAGATAGAGAGTTAAGAGTCTCTATCTTTTGGGAAATAATAGTGGAGTTTGACAAACTTCCACTAGAAGCTGTCGAAGAGGCTTTTAGTCTCTTCATGAAGCATACTAAATAAAATAAATTGAGTTTATTCTTAGTTTAATACTAGGAATAGGCTCTTTTTATTTTATCTGCTATTACATACAAGCCTTTTCTAATTATTATAATTAAAATAACATCCGGCCGAAAAACCAAAACAAGCGACGCCGTGGCTTGTTAGTTTTTTCTCAGCCAGCAATGCAAATTAGGCTTTGCATTTCTTGGCTCAAAACAGGAAAAGAGCCTAAACTCTTGTTTCTTTGATACAATTAAAGGGGTTTTAGACTTATCCCCTTCAGAGCAAAAGTCTGTATTTTAAAGGAGGAAAATTTATGAAATCATTAGGTGTAGTGGGAGGGATAAGCCAAGAGCTTATCCAAGGACTAGATAGAAATCTAGCTAGCGAAATAGCTAGAGTGTATTTAGCAGTTAAAGAAGACAAGGAGGCTTTAATCAAGAGATTAAAGTCTCTTGCCTTCAGTGTAGGTTTGAAAGCTGTTGCGACACAGCTAACAGACAACTCTATCGTTGATACGATAACCGATGTTCACGTCGGGTACAACCTTTTCAAGGTTGCAACACAAGTCAATAAGACTTGGAAAAAGTCTCAGACTTTTTCTGATGATGTTGTTCAAGAAGAGGTTGAGAGACTTGATAATTTAGAGTTTGAATTAGACTTTTAGTCTAGTTCAAGTTCTAAATAAGAGGAGCTAAGCTTAATAGGCTTAGCTCTTTTTATTTTTCTTTTAAAATCAAGAGTTTAAAAACAAAAAACAAAAAAAGAATTAAACTCTTGTTTTTATAGTGATAAATAAAAGTGGTTCTCATATACCACTTAGAGCAAATATGAGTTAATTTAAGGAGGTTTTTATGTATTCTGTTATTATTGAGTTTGTAGGTTCTATGGGTAGAAAATTTATAACTGGACTTAACAAAGTCCAAGCTAACAATGTTGAAAGAAACTGGATTAAAAATCCAGATGTAAAGTATGTTAGTGTTATAAAAGAATTCTGATTTTAAAGTCCTGGGTAAGACTATAAACTACCCAAACTCATTTTTTTAAAAGGAGGTGCTAGAAAATGAGTTATAAAGTTATTATAGTTGAAAACAATATTAAAAAAATAACTAATAATTGCTCTTTGGAAACAGCCAAAGAGTTAATTAGATTTTTTGACGATGTAGGCTTAGACGCCTATGCTGTTCCTGAATTATAATTTTTAGACCTAGATAAGTCTTTAAACTGTCTAAACTTTTAAAAATAAAAGGTAGTTAGCCCTATACTACCAAATTAAGAACAAATAGGGTTTTAAAATTGGAGGTTAAAATGAAAAAATATGTTTTTAATACTACTATAATTGTTAATTCAGGAACTTATAAATTATCAGATATAACTTAGGTTCTTTTCTCTTTTTCCTTGGGAACCAATTGCATAGTTTCCCCTTCCCTCCTTGCTTAGTTGTTTCTCTCCTCTTAGCTTCTTCTTAGTTGCATCTCTCTTCTCTCCTTCTTAGGAACCAATGGTTCCTAACACCTCCTTCTCCTTTGTGAAACCATTGCATAGGTTTCACCCTTCCACGCTTAGTTGATATTTAATTTTCTTCTATGCCTTTACTAGCTTCTACTAAAAAACCCTGAGCTAACATTAAAGCATTCTCTCGGAGTTGCTAGTAAAAAAAAGACCTGTCTTCATTAAAGCACAACCAGCAAACAAAAAACATAAAAAACATCAAACTCTTGTTTTGCTAGATTAATATGAGTGATATAATTATATGGCTATGCTCTTTAAAACGCGTTAAACGAGCTCTCAGAGCTTCACTGTTTTGAGTTGCGATAATATGCGTTGTTGAGCTATATGATTTTAGCTTATATTAATAAGTTTACTCTTATGTGTTTAGTTTAAAGTTTAGCTTAGTAGTATAGATATGCCAGAATAAAATTCTCTATAGTATAGTCCAAGAAAACTAGTTTTTATAAACTGTATTTTTACTAGTTAGTATAGTATAGGGTGTTATTTTATTTTGATACTACACTGGGTGTTAAACTAGTACTAACTAGCATAAAATCGCGTGTTAATTTTTTACGTGTTTTTGCTCTAGGTGTTATTTTATTTTTTGGCATATACACCATATTAGTACTTTTATTCTAGTTAAAATACTCTTAACTATAGAATTAATCTTGTGTTGAATATATTGTGCTTGATAATAAGGCTTTATATAGCTAGTTAGTTTGATTATCAAAGTAATGATTTCAGAGGTTGAACTCAGTCTATTTTTTAACTCTTGGTTTTAAGTGAAAATTAATTTTTCTTTTAATACCAAGGATTTATATTTTTGGAACTTTGTATTCCAACGGGGGTAAAAAGTGACAATCATCTCTTATCAGAGACAAAAAAGTCATTAGTTTGATACTCAAAGTAAAAATGAGTTTTCTATTTAATACCAATTGTTTATGTTAAAATAGAGTTTTCTTGGTTTTTATTTTTTCCGCCGGCGGAAAAAAGTGTCCCTTTGACACCCAGTCCAGATAGAAATGTGTTTTATTATAAACAAGTCTTGATTGGTGATAAAATAAAGCAAAGTCTGATGAGTTCTAGGTTTGAATTAGTTTCAGTGTGTTTTGGTGTCACTTTGACCCCCAGTAAAGTATAAAAGTATTTGTATTATGCTTTGACTTAAAAACAGAAAACAGCAAACAAAAACCCTAAAACTCTTGCTTTGCTGTTGTTTTTGTTAAAACTGGTATGTTTCAATGTCGTGTTTTACCCCAGTTCAGATAGAAACGAGTTTAATATGAGTTAAGTTTTTATTGTAAAAAACAAGCTCAAATGCATACAAGCTCTAGACTTGCTTGCGTTTTTGCTAGTTTTTGTGTTATGTTCTAGCCTAGTTAAAACATAAAACACAAAACAATAAAAACATTAAACTCTTGTTTTATTAGATTAATTATAAAGGAGGCTTTATGAAAATTAAATCTTGTGATGTTATTGACTTTGCTTTACACGAAGATAAAGACTTATGTGAATTCTTTGTTGAAAAGCAGAAAGAATGCGACTTTGACTTGTTTGATTTACTTAGTGCTGAGCTTGAGTTTAACATAAGAGCTGGTGCAGTAGAGAGTAATATGGCTGAAGTCATAGGTTTTACTTGGATTTATTTAAGTATGGAATTATGGGACTTTGATGTTTATAATGTATAGGAGGTAGTTATGGAAATAGTTGTAAAGTGCGGTAAGTCTGAATTTAATGGTAACGTGATTGGTTTAATTTCTGAACTTAAGGCTAATAGCGAATTCGTTGAGCTATGGAATAAAGCTGAGGCTGAGTTTGATGAACAAGACACAACTCTTGATTTAGAGGCTGATTGCGTAATTGGTTTTCTTAATTATGCTTTAAGTTTAGAACACAAGCCAAGTAAAGATGAGGTAGTTACTTGGTTAATTGAATACTTAGGGTAGTGCTTTGCTACCCTTGATAAATTGGAGGTTTGAGGAGATGAAATTGAATGAGATGATATCAGCTTCACGTAAGAAGAACGAGAAGTTTGATGATGTTAAGGTTGATGGGTACTACAACGCCTGGTTTTACGGTGCTTTGAACTTAAAGGCAGTAAAAGAGGGTACTGGAATAGGCGGGTCTTTCGCTAACTGGTTGCTTGAAATGGCCAGAATTGCTGGAGTTGATATGATACAAGCCCGTATTCTTGGAAATAAATTACAACAACTGGCTTTAGATAGTAAGCACGACGGAGCTGGTGTGATGAGTGACGCCGTGTGGTATAAGATTTGTCAGCTTAAGAAATTCAAGGGTAGTCCAATACAGCTAGAAATGGCTATTTGCGACATCTTGAATGAAGTAAGTCCTGAAGTTGTTGCTGAAAACGATTGGGAATAAAAGGATTTTTAATATGGCCTAAAGGTTGTCCATTTATGTACTATTACGGAGCATAAGTGGACGATTATAGGCTTGTTGAGTGTAATTTAATATGTGATATATGATATTGGAGGTATAGAATGAAAAATATATTTAAGATTGAAGAAAAAATGGCTACTGGGTTTATTAAGAGAATATTAAGAGAAGACAGAGAACTACTTGGAAGAGTAATGGCTTTGTATGAAAGAAAAGCTTTTATTAGAAATGTTAGAGCATTAATTGCTTGTGTGTATGCTAGTGATAGTTCTGTTGCTGATGTTAAAGAGTTTTTTGTTACAGCTCTTTATTGTCGTGAGAGAGCGTGTTAGTATGAGTTTAAGTTTTGATAATTTTATAATGAGTTATGTTAAGAAAAATCCTAATGAGGTTAGTTTTTTTCTTTATTTTAGAAATATAAGAGATAAAAGCTATTATATGATAGATGATATTTGTAAACTATTATGTAACAGTGGCTATGAGTGTGAAATAGGATATTATAATAGTTCTAGAATAATTAAAATATTATTTAAACAAAATTCTATTGAACACGACTTAAGTAACAATGCTTATAATTTGTATTATAAAAGTATTGCTTTTGAAATAAGAGGTTTAATAATGGATTTCTTATACGGAGAATACTTTGTGGTAGGATTATTTGAGTGTTTTGAAAAAGCTTGGCGTTTACACTTAAATACTTGTTTTTGTCTCTTTGATTATATAGAGACTTTTTACAACGACAGAGAACACGGAGGACATCTTTATAAAAAAAGAAGTAAAGATAAAATAAAAGAAATACTTCGTAAATCTCTAAATATTCTTAAAATTAAAAGAAGAGGTAAAACTCTTAAAATTGTTGATAATACTGTTAACAATCCTTATATTGTTGATATAGATGTTGATATGTATATGGATTGTGTTGTTGAAGTTTGTAAAGAACTTAATATTGATTATGTATTAGCTTAAGTTCTTTTTTTATTGTGATGTGTTTAAATATTGAGGAGGTTATGTTATGGCTAATGTTTTAAATGATGTACAAGTTGAATTACTTAAATCTTGTGTAAAAGTCGCAAGACTTAGAAAAGCTCACAAAGGATACCGTTTCCTTGGTGAGGGTGAACTTTATAAGAAATTCAGTAAGGAGCTTCGTATTTTAGCTCACCCTGTTTGCATTACAGGTGTAAATAGGGATTTTGATATGGCTAAAGAAACAGAATTTAAGTATTCACCTGTTGAAATGACTGAAGATGAGTTAGAGTTATTGAAAGGTGAGTTAGCTGAAGATAGTCTTGGTGAAGATGAAAAAGATAAGTTGTTATCTAGAAAAGCTATTTCTAAGGCTCAAGTTGATATGTTTAAGAGTGAGTTTGAAATGGCTGTTAGTGAGTATAATCTTGAAGTAGAAGAAATGACTTTACTTCAAAGAGTAAGTGGTACAAAACTATTAGTTAAATTCTCTTCAAATGAAGAGTTGTGTTCTTTCAGTATGGAATTACCATTTATTGATAAGGTTTTATCTTGTAGAGTAAACGGAAATCTCTATAGTATGGCTTATATGCCATTAAACCTTATTGAGTATGCTAATGGTACTGATGAGGTTTTAAAACTAGTTCATCCATACCAATTCTTGATTAAACAAGGATTGATGACTAGTGCTAAAAAGAGTTACTCTAAAGACTTCTTTATTGGTATGATGAAAAGAAGTCAGGGAGGACTTATAAAGGCTGTTCAAGCTAATATTACTAGAACCCTTAGAAATGCTAAAGAATATTCTTGGAGTGAAGTTAATAAAACTCCAATTATGTGGGTTGACAGTAATAAAAGCGAAGTAGGTAAATTCCTACTTGAGAATAATATTCAGCTTGATTTGAGTTATGCAGAGCTTGTATCAGTACACGGAATTAAGGGTATTGATATTATAACAGGTAGTACTTCAGCTCCAGGGAAAAGATGTAAAGTAGCTAAAAACTATTACATTCGTAAAAATGCTGGAGTGTTTGAAATGGTTAGAAATGAGAAAAGTACTGAAGATGTCTTTGATGTAGCTAATATCATAAAGACAACTATTTATCCTTGTTTTATTAAAACATCAGCAAAAAGGGATAATAGTGCTACTATCAAAGATACTTGTGATTTAGTTATGCCTTTTGCTTATAAAAAGAGATTTACTGTTAAAGAGTAAGTCTCTTTGTTTGGTTTTGTTTGTTTTGTTTTAATTGTATTTAATATTTGAGGAGGTATTGCATATGAATTCGAACTTTTTGTTTCAAGATTTAAGATTTGGTAAAGGAGGTTTACTTGCATCTGAATGTCATAAGTTAAAACTAAAGGCTTCAGAAAACTGGAATGAGTTTGATGTTAACATCTTAAAGAGTTTTCCACAAGGAGAACTTAGTAAGTTACAAGAAAAGTTTTTATTAAGTAAGAGATGTTTGAAGATAATAAACAGTGAGGGAGAAACTAGTATCATAGCTGTCCCACACGGTGAAATATCTTTTAGTAGAAAGCTAGGAGAACTAGCTGAATTGTATTATGATTTAGTTAAGTTAGAAGATAAGACAGCCAAAGAAAAGGCTTTTGAAAACTTCTACACTAAGTTGTATATCTTGAGATTGGACATCGCTAAGAGATTGTTCAGTAAAAGATTTTCTAAGAAATTCCTTTTTCATTTCGAGGGAATTTCTGGAGTGGCTTTAACTCATTCTAGAGGTATTGATGAAATATTAGTACCAGAATGGAGTGGTTTGACAATAGGGGATTACGTAATGGTAACACGTGACCCTATACAAAATATTGTTGTTGTTCTTAAAGTAGTGGGATTTACTCCTAATCAAATAAGAGTAAGTCCTGATATGTTAGACAGATACTTAGCTGGTGATTGTGACGGAGATAAAATACAAATCATTAAGCTAGAAGACATCTATTCTAAGAACAGTAAATACTTCGTTAGAACTTATGAAGAGTTCTATAATGAATGTATGAAATTAATCCCAGGCGATAGCTTTGGGTTTGTTGAAATGCTTAATGAAAACATATAAACATTTAAACAGGAAAACAGGAGCTTTAAACTCTTGTTTTTCTGAAAGGAGATTGTTATGTATAGATTATATGTGGAAGATATCTGTCTTTGTATTGGTAGTCTTGGTGATTGTGATAAATATATCAAGAAAAATTTATGTAGTGGATATTATATTGTTAAAGTAAATAAAGGAGTTGATAAAATGAAAAAACAAGTTCAAAAATTTTGGAAATTGAAAGACTGGGTAGATGAAGACCAATTTGAAAGCTTAATGGTTTTGGGTATTTTGACGTTTGAAGATAACGGAACTCAATCTACTATTTACTTTGACATCAACAATGATGATTTGCCTGTAAATCAAAATATTATTAAAAACGGTGCTAGAAATCTTTCTGGTTCATACTTCTATGGAACAAAAGACCAATACTTATATTTCTTAGAAAATGAATTTTAGTTTTGTTAGACCTAGACAAGTCTATAAACTGTCTTTTTTGCTTATTTTATATTTTTGTTTAATTAAAAAAGGAGAGTTGATAATATGAGAATGGTAAGAATGTATGACGGAGCTGTTTTGATTGAGGCTGAAAATTCAAAAGATTGTGAAGTATTGGCTGATTTGATTTTCAAAGACGATTTTTACACAAATAACAATTTTGCATTAGTTAATCGTCATTTCTTATTTGAACCAAAAGTTGATTTAACTATAATTGAAAAATGGCTAGTGGAACAAACAGGTAGTGAAGTTGAGCCTTTATTTGAGTTCTAATTTGTATTGTTTTAGAACAGTTTTTATTTCGTTTTTGGTGTGATTTTCTCCGCCGGCGAAATAAATTCTGTTTTGCATTGGCATTAAAAGAAAAAGTTTTTTACGTTTTTATGTATTTTTAAGGCTAAACTCTTGTTTTATTGTTAAAAATGGTTTTAGCCTTATTTTATTATGTATTATATTTATTATAGTATGTTATCAGAACATACTGATTAAAAAAGGAGTGATTTTATATGAAATACGGATTATATGTAACTGAATGCAATATTTGGGATGATAATGACTTATATTTTGTCGGAACATATGATGAATGCTATGCATATGCTGAAAAATGGCATCATCTTGGGTATTGTTATATTGAACAACTAGAAGATTAATTTCTTTTAGTGGTTGTATGTTTGTTTATATTATTATTATTATTATTATTTAAATAAAAAGAGGAGAGTGTTATATATGAGTACTTTAAATGATAAACTTAATCAAGTGGTAATTCCTAGCCTTGTGGTAAAATGTGATTTGTGGGGTGTGGAATTAGAAAAATACGGTATTTACCCAAATGCCGTAGATAGTTTTGTTGTTAGTAGTGGTTTTATTAATAAGAGTGAAACTCTTGTTAATTTTGAAACAAATGAACTAAGAGTTGCATCTCTTGGCTCTAAAATGATTGGAAGCTATAGAGATAAAGGTAGTATCACAGGAATAGTGGAAGATAAGTACACAATTATGTGTGCTATGGTATTTGAAGTTGAAAGTGAGAAAGACAATTTCACTAAGTTTCTTAGAAGTATCAGAACTAAACATCAAGTGTTTGGAAACAAAGCTGGTGATAAGTGGCAAGTTTGCTTTGAGCCAGATGTTATAGCTGGTACATCTTGTAGTAGAGATAACGTTAATGCTCTACTAATAGACGGACTTATGGAATTAGATTGCATTATAGAAGACAAGGAAATATCTCTTTCAGTTGAAGAAATTGCTAAGCTTAAAATTGAAGACTTAGCAGAAACAAGAAAAAGAGACTGGGAATTATTTATAGTTGACAATGAAACTGGAGAAAAGGTTCACAGTTTTGGTGAGCACTTAGTTATTTTCGAATACTTCTTCTGGCAACCTATGCACGATAATAACGGGTATATAAAGCCAAAGACAATTAACTGTTTGTATCACCAAGCAGTTGACGGTTTCCAAATCTATATGCCTTCAGTTTACGAGGCTATCCAAAACAGTGTTGACTATAATTCAATAAAAGAGGATATGTTGTGTCTTGGAGTTGATTTCTTTAAGGACTATCAAGCTGATAGATTTTCTAAAGAAGAAATTCAAGAATTTTTAAATCCTGAAAGTTCTGATGATTGGAATTAATAATTTGTTTAATTGAAAAAGGAGAGTGTTATATATGGATAATAAAGTTAAGTTATATGCTGTAGTTTTTAATGGTGAAAGTAGATTATTTGATAATTGGGACGATTGTTCCAATTTTGTCAAAGGTAAGTCTGGTGTTAAGTATAAGAAATTTGCTTCTGAACAAGAGGCAAATGCTTGGATAGTTGAAAATATAACTGTTAAAACTAACTTTGAAGAAGTTGCAGAAAAAGTTAATGACCCGTCTGTTATATACTTTGACGCTGGTACTGGCAGAGGTATTGGTGTTGAAGTAAGAGTTACTGATAGTCTTGGAAATAGTTTAATTAATAAGATTGCTAGTAATAGTAGTTTTATTGATTTGTGTAATAGATATGGATTTATTGTTAATGATTTTGGTAATGTGCAATTACCAAAGAACTTCACTAACAACTATGGTGAGGCTTTAGGTTGCATTCTTGCATATAAGATTGCTAATATGCTACCAGAAGTTAAAACAATACTTGGTGATAGTGAATTAGTTATCAAGTATTGGAGCAATGGTATGATTAAAGTTAAAAACGAAAGCACTGTTAAAATGCTTAAGTATTTAACTGATTTAAGAGCAAGTTCACCTTTAGAATTGAAATGGATACCTGGTTCAGCTAATATGGCTGATTTAGGTTTCCATAAGGATTAATATTTATAATTTTGTATTTTAAATTTAAAAAGGAGAGTGTTAATATGAGTAAAAAAGTTTTAAGAATGGCAATGAAAGATTTAAGAGATTGTATGATAAAACTAGGAGTTCCTAGTGCTTTGGATTATAAAGATATGAATAGTTATCAATTAATTTTGAACAAAGACACTTTATTGGACAATGTTGATAACTATATAATGGATTTAGATTTGTATTGTGATAGCTATCTAACAGTTTGTGATTTAACAAAAGACTTAACTAATGCTGTTAGCCTTGTGAAAGGAGCGTGTTAATATGGATTTAAGATTTATTATGTATGTTTTATTTGGAATACTTGCTTGGGGTGTTTTAACAGCACCACAAGTTACTTTCCTACCAGCAGTTGTAGTAGGAATTGTTATATATATTATCTTTAAATTATTGGGAGGTGACAAAGAATGAAAAACGGATACTTTTATTCTTTATTTATATTTAGTATACTTTGTTTTCTAGTAAAACAATTTGGTTTTGGTACTGTTTTACTTGTTCTATTTGTTCTTGGCTTTTTCTTATAAGGAGGTTTTATGCTTATAGATAAATTCTTTATTTACTTGGTTATTCTGGCTATTAGTTGCATTGTTTCTCATTTTATCCTAGGAGCGTGATTATATTATGAAAAAGCTTGATGTCTTTGGCTTCATCTTTATTTGCTTATTTTGTTCTTATTCTGTTCTAGTTTACTTAGTTTAGAGGAGGGTTTTTCCCTTCTCTCTTTTTTTTACCCACACACTCACTTCACTCTCTGTTCACTTAACTTACACTTAGTTCATTCTTAGTTTTTTCTATTTTTTTTAAAACAATAGGTAGTCTTTCTTCTCCTTCGCCCTTGGCATACGTCGAAGAAAGCTTTGTTTCGTCTCACGTTTCTTTTCTCCCTTCGCCTTTGGCATACAGTCGGAAACGTTCGACAGCTTCGTGCTTATCTTCGCTCCGTCTTTGACATCCGCTTCAGGCACTCAGCATTGGAACGCTCTATGAATATTTATTCTTTTTTCTTTTTTATTTTTTTGTTTTTTTCTAGTTTTTAAAAAAAACATTGAAATAAATAAAGCACAAGTTTTCCTAGTTCTTGTGTAAAGAATAAATAAAATTATACGTGCGTGCGTATAATAAGATGTTTTAGTGTAAACGGGTGTAACCTTAGTAACATTAAAGCACACGTAATTGGGTGCGTTGATTTTCACGGTAAGGCAACGCCGTGTAATAAAAGCAGTTGCCAACGTGCGAAGTGGGTTTTAACTGTTTGTCCCCATATACAAACAGTTTTCTGAATTTTGGTAATATTTTATTTTATGTTATATATTGAAAGAGAGGTGTTTTAATGGCAAAGAAACTGAGTGCTGGAAATTTATTAGGAGCTCTTGGAAGTAAGAGTTTGGACGACGCTAGTAAAATAGGTGCTAAAGTGGTAGTTGCTACCACAAAAACTCTTAAGGATTTAAAGACCGAGACCAAGTTAGCAATAACTGGTGTAGGTTTAAGTATTGCAAGTAATATGCTTGATTTGGACAATCCAGCTGGAGCTGTAGGCCTAGGTGCTGTAGGTATCGACGCCTGGGTAGGAAAAGCTGGTGAACTAATGATGTATGGTGCTGGAGCTTCAGCATTGTATAAGTTTGGTAAAAATTTATCCAAGGAATTAGAAAAAGATTATTCTGATGAACAGTTAATCGAAGAATTAGGTATAGAAGACTATATTGAAGATGAAACTGAAGAAGAATAATTATTAGTGTTATGTATTTAAAAGAGTATATATTACTCTGGTAGAACTGTACCGTAATGTTTGGAAATTATATTATATTAAAATTAAAATTAAAAAAAGGATAAGGTGAAAATTAATATGGAAAACAAAAAAATATTTGGTGTTAGTTATAAAGAATATAATAATTTAATTGGTATGATTAATAGAATAACAGCAAGTGGCAACACAACTAGTGCTAAACAATATGAAGATAAGTTAAATGATTTAGTAAAAGATTTTGGTGTTATGGACCCAAAATTATCAGCTAGACTTAACTATCTTAGAAGTACAAAACAAAATGATACCGAAGAATTTGCAGAATTAGTTGCTCTTGAAAAAGAGGCTTATGTAACATTTTATAAAAACTTAGGTTCTCAAGTTAAAGATTATATTAAAGATATAATTGGAGACGGAAAGACACTTAAGCTTAATAGAAGAGAAAAGATTAGAACTAATTATAATGGTTCTAAGATAGCACAACCTTGGAACGGTTCTCAATTAATGTCTGGAATAAGATTTTTTGAATACCCAGTTGTTAGTTATACAGATAAAGATATAGAAGACTATTTATCTGGTGAAAGAAAATCTATAATGTCTTCTAACAGTACTGTTGCTGTTGCTGTTACTACTGAAGAAAATGAAATAACATTAGAAAAAATGGTTAGAGTAAGATTTTTCTCATTATGCTATGACGCAGTTGACAAAAAGTTTATCACTCACGAATGGTTAATTACATTCGATGTGATACCAGCTCCTACAAAAGAGCAAGTTGAAGACGCTAATGATGAATTAGACGCAGTAGCAGAAGATTGGTGTTAATAAATAAGGGTACAGGTGTTTTTACATCTGTACCCAATTTTTATTCTAATTGTACCCTTAATTCCCTCACTCTCAAGTTAAGGGTATGTGGATTTCTTCTTCCACATAATTAGAACCGATGTGAGTTTACCTCCTCATCTCACGTCGGTTCAACCTCCTCTTAAAGGTACGATTAGAATAAAAATAATTTGTTTCTGTTATTATATGTTTAAGTTAGCCACCTCCTCTGGCTTAAACTGGGTATACTATAATCACCTCCTATTATGGTATACCCGATACCTCCTTAAATATATAATTATGGAAACAAAAAAATAACAATTAAAAAATGAAAGGAAAGTGGTTCTATGAAGAAAATGCTTTTTATTGATGAAATTGAAAAAAACAGTATTGAGGAATGTCTTGAACTTCAAGATAGATTTCTTATTAACGATAAAGAAGACATTTTCTTCTTTAGGATTGCTAAGATATCTGATGGTAGATTTATACTTAAAGTCTATCAGGAAGATTTAAGATAATATCAGCCCTAGCTTTGACTACTATTTCTACCTCCTTTGGAATAGTAGTCGAGCTAGATTTTTTTTTTAAAGGCACCCCTTTTCTATTTAGAAAAGCGATTGGTGCACGTGGAATAGAAGTAATTTTTTTTTAAAAATTATACGCATTCACACAAGCACAGAGATTGCGAGAGGAAAAAGGGTGAAAAAATGAATTATTTTAATAAATTAAGTTTTAAGGACGCTGAAAAACTAAGAATTCTATTAAAAGAATTTAGAAAATGGTTAGCAGAAAACTGTAAAATAGAAAACAATGATAGTTTTGAATATGGAATAAACAAAGAATTCGAAGATAAAGTAATTTATCATTTCGGAAAAAAGAAAATTATTTTTTATGCGGATAGTGCAAACAAGCGTAACACCTTCATTAAAACTATGGAATATGGTACAACAGTTAATAAAATAAAACCTTTAATGTTTAAAGTATTTATTAGATTAAAAGGTTTTAAAAGTAATAATATAGATAATAAACTAAGAACATTTAGTTTTGCTATAACTAAAAATAAAAATGTATTTCCAAAAGCTTTTAAATATGCTTTAGATTTAAAAACTGGTAAGTTTTTTTATGTATTAAATCCAAAAGATGCTAAAACATATGGTGAGTTAATGAAAAATCATTTTAAAAACAAATTCAAAGAATTTGCAAATGAAGAATTGGAAGATATTTTTATTGGACGTGTAGATGCAATGGTTACATTGAAAAATAAAGATATAGTTATAATGAATGTACCATATTCAGAAAAAGATATTGCTATTTTTAAAAACATTAAAGCACAAAATATAAAAGATATTCTTAGAAAAATAAAAGAAAATAAAAAAAATGTTGAAGATATAGGAATATATAATAAAAATTTAGTATACCTTAGAACAGATGAAAAACTTTATTATTTTATTAAAAATAAAATCTATGAAAAAGAAATTAAAGATTTGTCTAACGTAAGAACATTTAATAACGGAATAAATTTTGATTTTTATTCTGGAAATAATTGTTTTTATGATTTTAAAAAAGAAAAAGAATTTTTTGATTTTTCTAATAAAAATGTTTTCGTAGGGAAAACAGATATGTCTAAAGATATTGCTTTAATAAATAAAAACGTTCTATATTTATTTAAAAATAACGCTAAAATAAATGATAAATTAGAAATAATTAGTGAATTCGAAGAAGATTGTATAAATAAAAAAGTAGCAATATTTGCACTTTACAAAAATGATTGTATTGGCAATTTATATTTTTATAAAATCTATGACGAAATATTTTTATTAAGTTCTGATTTTTTAACTAAGAATAATCCAAAAGAACTTTATAAAATAGATAGAGAAATTTTATTGGAAGAAAATAATAATAATTTATTTTTTGTTAATTTATAATTTTTTAAGGAGGTATAGGGTGTTTTCTGGAGAAAAGTGGTCAGTATGGTTAGAGTTTGCAAGAGACTTTAAAGAATTTAAAAAAAGCTTAAACATAAGAAAAGTAAACTGTAGACCTATTGAAAAAGTAAAAGATGAAAAAAGAAACAAAACTATTTTTTATATTGATAACTTTAGATTTGAAATAGATAGTCATAAAAGAGATTTAATAGAAGATATAGATTACTTATTAGATATTTATGTTGTTTTAAACACCAAGAGAAGAATGAATGAATTAGCTCTTGATATTTACAGAAAGTCACGTATGGATGACGAATATTTTGATGCGTTTCAAAAAAAAGGAATTTATACACTTGGATATAAAGGTTATACTTTTTTCTTTTCTTCTGATTTAAAACTAAAAAATATAAAACCTTTTCAAGAAATAAAAACTATAGGGGATATAAAACCTGGAGTAAACGTAAAAGAACTTAATAATGTAGGACCAAGTTTTATTAAAAAGAACAAAGATAAAGAAGTTAAAATTTATATAACAGCAAATAATACTGTAGTACTTCTTTGTAAAGATTATTTTTACATTTATAGTTATGAACTTAAAAGAACGAAAAAGATGGATTTAAGTTATTTCTTAGAACACGGTATAGATATTCTTTGCAAAATAGGTTCAAAATCAATTACTTTTATTTGTAATGGAGATTTATATCATTTAGACTTTAAAAAAAGTACAATAAATAAATATTATAATCCAAATACTATAGCTCAATTAGGTTGTGAATACGATGGAAAATTATTTTTAGTTAAAGAAAACAATCGCGAAGACAGTTTTTATAGTACAGCTACAGTTTTAAATGATAAAGAAATTATAAAATCAGAAGTAATTCTTATTAATAGCTATAATATGGAAAAAACAAGAATGAACAGAGATGAATATGTAATAGAAAGAGATGATAAGTTTTACTTTGTTAAAAATAGATTTATAACAAATAAAGTATTTGAATTAATGTCTTTAGAATTAGTAAAGAATATAATTAAAAAGAAAAATAACTTTCCTGTAGCTTATACGGAAAGTGAAATATTAATATATAGAAATGGTACTATATATGGTTTAAGCAGAGACTTAGCATCAAGATATTTTTATAGATTTGAAAGAATTTCTAATGAAGAATTAGAAGAAATGAATGATAATTTAATGTTAACTATTAACATTTAGGAGGGTACAGTGTGTTTGTAAATAAGAAAATAATAAAAGAATTAATAGATATGTATAGTAACTGGAAAAATAAAAACTTAACTATTAATAGTTACAATACTGTTACTGATAAATATATATTCAGTAAAGTAACTTATATAGGTGATAGTATTGATGCTAAAAAAAATGGTAATATCGTAGACTTTTCTTTTTACGGTAGATATAAATGTCGTATAACTTTTGCAAGAGATAAAGGTTCTTATTATCAAAGAAAAACTAGTGAAGAAATATCTGAAATAAAAAAAACATTAGAAAGAGTTTTTACTTATAACAGTGACTTTTTTAATAGTGGATTTTTAAAAACAAAACAAGTTATATTTATAATATTTTTAATTTCACAAGGTTTTGAAATGGTTCAGAAAAGTTACAACAAAAAAAATAATATAGATAAAGTAATTCAACGTGGAAGTTTGTTAAGACTTCATAAAGATAATTTGTTAATAGAATATGATATAGAAAATATGATTTTCACCAAAGCACAGAAATGCGACAAAATAAGAGACTTAAAATTTCCAGATTTTTATACTGAATTTTTCTATGATATAAATCTTGATTATGAAGAAGAAAAAGTTAAGTTTTTTAGACCTGGACACAAAAAGCAAGTCAAGAAAAAAAGAAGAGTTTCTCCGCCGGCGCATTTGTGCTTCAAAAAGAATCAGTTTATCGTAAAATGTACAGAAAAATATTTATACTTTATTGAAGTGGATGATGATAGCTTTTCTCTATATAGAAACAACTTCAAAAGTTCTTTTAAGGATAATATTAAGTTACTGGATAAACTTGAATTTAAAACTCCTATAAAGAAAGTAACTACTATAATGGAACATCATTATGAAACAGCAATAAACTTCGATTATGAAAATCAACAATATGGTTATAATAGTTGCTCTACTATTTATGTAATAAATAATAAAATTTCTAAATTGTTATTGACAGACAGAGTAGATGAAATTGATAAATATAAAGAACCTAACTTAGTAAGATACAACGATTTTAATTTAAGAAATAAAATTAAAATTAAAGAAATTAAACCAGAAAGAGGTTATGTTTATTATAGTAGTGCAGAAAAATATATAGGTAGGTTTAATATATTATCATTAAATAAAGCTGTAAAAACAGGGATAGAAGAAAATGATAATATAATAGTATTTTGTAATGGAGTACTTGGTATAGTTAAAGTAGGAGATGAGTTTTATAATAAAAATAAAGCTAAAATGTTAAAGAACGTTAGAAAGAATTTTGATGAGTGGGTAAATTACCAGGACGTCATCGCTATGATGGAAGGATTATAATATGAATTATATAACTTACAGAAAAAATATAGAAAAGATATTAAATGAAATGAAAGAAGTAAATTTAAGAAAAGAATTTACTGGTGAATATAATATTGAAAATCTAAAAAAGTATTTAAAAAATAATTATCAACTAATGTACTCAGTATTAAAAGATGCTATTAATGATTTTCAAGTATTAAAAGGAAAAAATAAATTTTTTATTCATAATGAAACTTTCTGTAAGTTATTTTTATTTTTAACTAGATTATCTGAAATAAAATTAATAATAACAGAAGTTTTTTATGAGACTTGTGATAATATGAGTTTTCTTTTAAATTTTAAACTAGACGGAGTTCTTCATTCAATAGGAATAGATTTAAAAAACATTAAGATATTCTATAATGAAAAAACATTTGTTATAAATGAAAAAAACTTAGCAAATGTTTTATTTTTTAAAAGAGAAAACTTAAAACTTATGAGAAATAGAAAATTGAAAGTTTTCACTGAATTAAAAAATGAAAAAAAGATAAGAATTAATGATTACTATGCTATTTGTAGTAAAGATAAATTCATATACAAAGATAAAACTGATATTAAAGTATTTAAAACAAAAGATATGTATAAAATCTTAAAAGAAGATACTCAATATTATCTTAGTCTAACTAAACTTCCAGGAACAAGAAAAAAAATATATGCTCTTGAATATAATGAAAAAGATGCATATAGAGTTTGGTTCTTTGATAGAAATATGAAATTAATTAACACTATTGATTTTAAATGTGAGTTTTTAACATATAATAATCAAATATGTTTGTGGAATGAATGGACTAATGAACTTTTTAATTTATGGACTTTAGAAAAAGTAAAAAATACTAAATTCTATAAAACAGGATTAGGTATAGTACCTTTAGAAATAAATGAGGTACAGTTAAAAAATATGTTTGATATAGAATATTTTTCTAGAATTCAAGAAAGTCAAGATGGTAACTTTATTTTTATTAAAATAAAAAATAAAGTATATACACTTAATTTTGAAGAATATGGTGAAATATATGAAAAATATAAAAAGTTTAACATTAGTTATTTCATAAAAGAAATTATGAACAATAAAGAAAAATATGAATCAATTAATGATAAAAATAATATGTTGTTAGGATTGTGATGAAATGAGAAGTAAAATATTTTATGAGTGTGTAAGTAAATTAATTAGAAAAGCTAAATCTAATTATTCACTTTACATAAGAACAGATAAAAATATAAGAAAACCTATAATTGAAACTAAAGCTATTAAGTTTAGATATTTTGCTATTGAATTTAATAGTACAAATCAATTAAATCTTAATATTCTTGTAGATTTCTATGAACTATATTCAAATTTGTTTTGTGATTTAAATAAAAACTTTAATGAAAAAGAAGTTAAGAAGTTTGCTTTTATATGTGGGTTACTAACTACAAATCCTGGATGTTTAAATGAAATTAAATATGGTGATAGACTAATATTTTTTCAAGGAGAGTCATTAATTGGATATGATGTTATAACAGGGAAATTTTTCACTAACTATTTTCTTGGAATGTTTGAAGAAAAGAATACTAGAGAATTAGCAAAAAAAATATTAACTTTAAATGGTTATGCTTTTTTTGATTTCTTAAAGAAAAACTTAAAAAATAACAAACTTTATAAAATTGCTTATAATGCTAAAGATATTAAATTCATAGAAATAGAACATAACAATAGAGCTGATAATGAAAATCTTTTTGTTATTGATAATGTTGTTTATGACAAAGCAGGAAAAATAAGTAAGTATAACAAAAACATTCTGAAAATGTTTGAAAATGTTAAAAATCTTAAAAACTTAGAAAAAGACATAAAAATAAAAAAATATAATTTCAACAAAATAATATATACTTTTGAACAAAACTTCTTAGATGTTAATTATTTCGATAAAGATTTTAATTTCATATGTGCAATAAACGAAAGACCAAAGATGTTTTTTGAAATAAATCATATACCATATGTAAAATTAAATGAAATGGAAATTCTTAACTTAAAAGAAAAGAGTATAGTAAAAATGTGTTCTATCAAAACTAAAAAAGATAATAGAATATTACTTTTTAACTCAGAGTTTTCTAAAGACTTAAAAGAATATATAACACTTATAGAAAACGGAATTGTAGAGGGAAAAGAAAATATAGGTATAATAATTGGTTCTTTTATTTATTTCATAAGTAAAGAAGAATATGCTGAAAAGTTAAAAGAATTAAAATATAAAACTAAGGTATACAGATATTTTAAAACACATATGGAAGAATTAAAAGAATTGTATGAAAGGAATTTAATGGTATTAAAATTATGAATCTGTATGAAAAATTAATAGCTGAAAAAAATAAATATATAAACCAAATTAAATATATAAATGAAAATTGTATTATTAAAACAGATTCTGTTTTTAAAAATCCACATTATATATTTCTTGGTTATCAAAAAGATAAAAGAGTTTATTTAAAAAAAAGCTCTTTTAAGTATTTTAAAACATTAGACGAAGAGTTTGATAAAGATGTTTTTGAATGCTTCGATGGTAACAAAAGATTTAGCTTATTAAAGTTATTTTGTTGTGTTTCAGGATTAATGGGTAAAGATGAAAACGTAAATGGATACTTAGCAAATAATTTTGAATATGGAGATTTCGATGACTTAAAAGATGTAAGTGATATAGCGTTTACTAGCGAAACAAGTAAATTTATAAAATTCTTTTTTAATTTTAGTGAAGATAAATTTTATTTTTATTTTAACTCAACCGTTCTTAAGAATACAAGAAATAAAAAGTTTATAAAGTATTTTCTTGAAAACGATTGTGATTTAAAAGATATAAATGTTTTTAACAATTATATATATAGTTTTAAATATTTTTTAGTAAAAGAAAACAATGGAGAAATAAGAATATTTGATAGATATCTTAAAGAGAAAATTAATCCAATATATGATTGTTTAAAAGATATTAAAATAAAATTAGAACAAGCTAAAGAAAATGTTTTAATCTTTGAAAAAGATAATTCAAAAGTAGCAGTGAAAATAAATAAAAAAAATGAAATATTATTTGCTAAAGAATTACCAGATAGAAAATTTACTACAATAGAAACTTTTATTGATAGTAAAAAAGATTTAGCTATTTTAGATTTAGATAAATATATAGTGCATTATGGAGAAAACTTTGCAAAAACAATAACTGTTAATAATGGTTTTCAAGAAATAAAAAGTGGATATAATGCAATAGGACCTAGTTACAATTTTAAACTTATATATTGTCAAGCAAATATTGACCACATGGCTCCAAGAAATTATGCTCTTTGTGAGTTCATGGATGCAAAACCAACACTATTAGATTATAAAATAAAGGGGGAATTATATCAGGTAGTATTAAAGGATTTTAGGATTTATATTGTACCAAAAGATAATAAACTTTTTGGTTTTGGTGTTTCGGTAAATAAAATAATGAAAAATATAAAGAAACACCCTGAAGAATTGGAAGAATTGGATAATCAAATGGCAATGTTAATAAACTTATAAAAGGAGAAGTGATGTATAATGGCAAGAATAGGAGATAAAAACCAAGTAATAATAGACAATTTAGATGAGTTATTAAAAGAAGTAAGAACAATGATTAAATATACAAGTATTAATATAATAGGACCATCAGGAACTGGTAAAACTACGTTCGCAGAAAGATTACAATATCTAGCACCTGAATTAAATATTCATAAGACTATAGTATTCAGATTACAAGGAGTAGGTTCTGAAGACTTTAGAATACCTATAGTAAAAGATGTAATTAAAACAAAAAAAGTAGGACCTTTAGATGGAGGTTCTTTGTTTGATAAACAAGAAGTTACTGAAGTAACTCTTAATGAAAAGACAGTTGAATTAGTTAATATGGGGATTTTTCAGGAAATTTTAGATAATCCAGATAAGAATTATCTCTTGATGATGGACGAAATGAGTAGATGCGATGCTTCCGTAGCACCTTTACTATTCGGATTGTTAGAAAAGAGAATAAATGGAATACCAGCTCCAAACATGCTAATTATCGCGTGTTGCAACCTTTTCGGGGATTATATACAAAACATAGATTTTTCGGATAGTGCATTAAGAAGAAGACAAATCTTTATTGAGTATGTTCCTACTAAGAAAGATATAATAGAATATGCTCAAGAAAATGAATATAATGAAATATTATTAGAAGTAATGGAGGCTTTAGATGGAAGTGATTTAGTATCTCATGAAAAAGCTTCTAAAGAACTAGAACAAGATACTACTTTAGGTTCTTGGAGAATGTTATCTAATAGATGGAATGATTTAAAAATAAAAGATTATAGTTCAGCAAAAATAGATATTACTAAATTTGGTGCTTATATGTTTAATAAACCTACTTGTGCAAGTATATTAAAACAAATTACTTTATTTGAACAAATTAATCAAATAGACCTTCACGACCAAGTAATAATTAAACATAACTTAGACCCAGATAAACAATTATTAGATAGAAAAGGTAATGTATTTGATAAGAGTGATAAACTTATGGAACTTAAAATAAGAACTAAGACTTTCATTGTTAACGAGGCTTTAAAAGATAATAAATTAAAATACTTAGATGAAAACTTAGAAAATATTTTAACTGTATTTTATAAAGATAGAATGTTAGCAATATCTATTTTCAAAGAAATTAAAAATAAAATAAACTTCATAAAGAAAAAGAATTCTAAAAAGTCTTCTGATATGATGTTAGAATTCTCTAAGATTATAGGAAAAGTTTCTAGAGGTAAAAAAGAGGCACAAAATAAAGAAATCTATGAAACAATCTATAATGACTTGGTTAAATTTCAATAGTAGGGATTAATTCCCTACTTTCTTTTTTTGAAAGGAGAGATATGGTTAGAGTAGAAAATAACGGTTTAGTATTTGATTATGATATTAATACTGAAGATGGCAGAAAACAATTAATAGAAACAGTATTAATATTATATAGAAATAAATTTCCATTCTTCATAAATATGTTATTGTTTATATGTGACATAATGGATGTAGAAGAAAAAGAAAAAGACCAAATAGCTTATACTAAACTTAATGCTAATAAAGAAAGAATAGATTTATTTATCAACTTTAAATTAATAGAAGAAAAGAAACTTGAACCAATAGATATTCTAGGAATACTATTTCATGAGTTTTTCCATAATTACTTTTATCACTTTGATAGATTCAAGACAGAATATGAAGAAGGTTATTCTGAGGCATTAAACGTAGCTATGGATTATTATGTTAATAGTAGTGTTAATGAATTACTATCTGGAGAAATTAGAAATTATAGTAGTAATTGTGTTAAGAAACTTGAAGAAAAACTTAATGTTAATGTACCACCTCAAGAACAATATGAATTAGTTTGTTATGATTCAATAAAGAAATTTTGTGATTATCACAAACTTAGTTTACCAGATGAAGATGTTGTTAGAAATAAATGGATAGACAGAGACTTATTTGAATTTATCAAACAAATAATTCCAAAAAGTACTAAAATAACTTTTAAAGTAGGTTCTGGAAATGGTAGTCCTCAACCAGGTTCTAATCCAGGAAGAACATTAGATGACCATAGTAAATCAATGGAAGATGAAAGTGGCAATGGTCAAGGACAAGGTAAAGATGGCAAAGACGGTAAAGGTTTAGACGATTCAGCTATTAGAGATATTATAAGAAGTAAAATAGAAGTTGCCGAAGGAGAAATGCAACAATATCTTGATAGTGGAGATGGAGTTGGACGTGAGGCCGGTATCTTCAATAGAAAAAGAGATATGCTTAAACCTAATTACTTTTTGAATACTCTTAAATTAAAAAGAGTAATCACTAAAGCACTAGCTTGTGGTAAATCACCAACTTATCAAAAACCAAATAGAAAAAGACAAGGAACTAATATCGTCTTTAAAGGTAAAAAGAAAGATAATGGTTTAAAACTAGTAGTAGGAATAGATGTTTCTGGTTCAGTAAGTGATAAAGAATTACAACAAATGTTAGATATGCTTTATGGTTTAAACAAAAAAAAGAAAGAATTCTTGTTTGATATTATTTACTGGAGTGACAATGATATAAAAGAAAATAAAACTTTTACTGATAATGTTAGTGATATTAAAGATTTTGCTAAAAAAGGTGCATATAGTACTGGTGGAACTGACATTTCTACGTTTCACGAATATTTAGAAGAAAAATATAGTACAACACCTTTTGAAGTAATTAATATTACAGATGGTTATTTTTCTTATGATAAAAAAGTACCAGATACTTTACAAAAATATCATTTTGTCTTAACTGAAAGTTGTAGACCAGAATTTAGAAATGCTTATAGTGATTCAAGATTTACTATAACTGAAATTAAACAAAAAGACTACAAGTAATATAATGAGGGGGTTACCCCTCTTATTTGTAGTATAAAGTATATAAAATGCGCCAGCGGAGAAAAATATGATTTTTATAAAACTAAAAAGATTTGAGAATTTTTCAAGATTTATTATTAAAAGTGTATCTAGAAAAGAAAAAGAGGGTTTAAGTTATTATCTTGTTAATGAAAAAAATGAATTTTCAAATAGCATAGATGAAGAAAATAAGTTTTGTTACTTTTTCATTGAAACTTATGCGGGTAAAAAAACATTTAAATTAGAAACAAAATTAGAAAGTTTTAACTTCATCAGAATTAATGATTATTATGAAAAAATAAGTGCAAAGGCATATAATAGTAAATTCGAATTAGTTAGATGCAATCAAAAGAAATAGACTAATGATAAAAAAACTTATATAATCTAATGACAATAAAGATTAAGGGGTGATTGTATGAGTTTTTATATTCTTAGTGTATTATATGGAATATTTTTATTTATATGTTGTTTTGCAAGATATAGAAATACTTGTAAATGTAATGAAGATAAGGAAAAAATAACAGATATAATTCAGATATTAATATTCGGTTTAGGAATTCTATCTATTATAGATATATATGCAATATTTAAAATATTAGGATTATTATTAATAAGTATGTTTATAAGAATGATACTAGTATATATATTTATTACTAGAAAAGAAAAAAAAGAAAAGGTAAGTGATAATTGTGACGATTGTAATCCCTACAAGACCGCCAAGGATAATTAAACAACCTTTTAAATTTACTGATATTAGTCTTCTTAAAATGAATACTTGTATTCAGAAAGGATATTTTGATACGCACGTAGTTATGTCAAGATATTATAGTGAGGCTAATAATATGACTCTTAGAAGAGAGAAAAAAACAGAGTTTTTATCTGAAGATGAACTTTATTATAAAATATGTAAATTATTATTTTTCAAAATGTTTGAATTTATTTTTCAAGAAGGTAAAATAAATTATAACCAGATAAAGAAAACAGGAATATTAATATTAGAAAAATGTATAGAAATAAATAAAAAAGAGGCTGTTGCTTGGGAGGTTGAACAACCAGACTATGACAGAGTTAGAAATCGTTTATTTAAAAACATAGAGGGTTTAATGAACTTATTTCTGGATAGTGATTTAGAAAACTCTATTAAGAATCTTTTCAAAGAAGAAGTAAATTTAGGAAGTTATTTTACTAATGTATTAAAAGATTTTAAATTTCAAAATACAAGTGTAGCTCTTCCTCAAATAGATTTTGAAAGATTAGAAAAACAACCTTATTATATGGTTTATGATATTCTTAGTATCAATAAAGTAGGAGATAACTTAATAGATATAGTTATAATGACTCCTTTTGATATTGATGATTTTTTAAATTTTAGATATTTCTTTATTTGTGTATTGTTTAAATATTTTAACGCACATAAAGTAAAAGAAGAAATAAACAATTGGTTTGTAGACGAATGGTATAGTGTACGTAAAATAATAACATATAATCCATTTAAACTTAAAAGAAAAGAATTTCAAAAAACTGATATTCTTAACAAAATAGATATAGATTTAATGAAAATAATATCTATTTTTCAACAAGAATTATTTTTCAAGAATGTTAATGCTGGTCACTGTAAACTATGTGAACATAGACTAGCTTGTGGAAAGAAAATGAGATTGCATACGAGTGTAAAAATAAGAGAGAAAATCCTTAAAGGAGAAAGTTTTAACACTCCTAAAAAATATGGAATATCTGATATAGGAAAGGAAGAAAAATGGTAGAAATAGATAAAGAATTATTTAAAAAATTAAAAGCAAAACTTAGGTCAGAAGAAATAACAGAAGAAGATTTTGATGTTATATTAAATGATATTAATAAGATACATGTATTAGAAGATATAATAACTTCTATTGAAAAGAAAATAGTTCAATTAAAAGAAGAAACTGATAATACAGTTAATAAACTTAATGAAAAAATAAAAATATTATTAAAAGAACCTGAGCATGAAGAAAGCAAAGAAGAGCATAGAACAGAAGAGACAGTTTAGCACTGTCTTTTTTTTATTGGGGGTAAAAGTGATTCCAAATTTAAAAAAACCTAGAGAAATAATAGAGATGTTTTTTGACATAGAAAAACTAAGTGAAAATTATAATGACTTAATAAATGGAATAGATATAGATGAAATGAAAGCTATGTTCGATTTATTTAACAGTTATGTTTATAATAATTTTCTTAATTATTATGTCGAAGAAGAATTTTATAATATTCATGAAAAACCGTTAAGACAAATAGTTAATTTAATAGAAAATAAATTAGCTATAAATTATTTAACGCAAATGAATGACGAAGAATATGATGACATATATAATGAATTAGTTAATCTTATTAATATAGAAAGACAAAAATATTCTTTTTTTAAAAAAATGAGTATAAGTATAAGTTTTAATTTATATAAAAATAAACCATTTTTAGAATCAGATGATGAAGTTTATACAAAATATAAAAACTTAGATGCTTTTATTTATAAAGCATTAATAAAAAAACCTGATTTATCTTTTTTTGAAGATAAAAATTATTGGCTTTATTCTGAAGAATTAAATATGAGTGACTTTCTTAAAGAAATAAAACATTATATTAACATAAGAGGTTTTTATTTAATGAATGATAATGGAGAAAGTTTTATAATAAATCAAGATTTATATGTTCCTGAAGATGTATTACTTAATTATTGTAATGAAGTAAAAGTAAGAAAAAATAAAAAATTATTACCTTTTAAAAAGAAAAACTGTACTATAATAGATGATGAAATTTCAAGAAAGGAGTTATTTGATGTTTAGGTTTTTACATCTTTATAAAAAATTAGGAAAAGAAACTGATTATGAACACGAATTCTATTGTGTTACAAAAAGAAGTTTATATTCTTTATATAACGATGATAGTTTATATATATTATCAGCACAAGATATAAATAAAGAAACGTTTTTTAAAGAAAACTATAACTTAAAAATCGTTTATGAAAATGGTTGCGAAGAAATAAAAAAAGAAATGGACGATTTTAAAGAAGGATTAATGTTAACAGAAAAAGTATAAGGAGTTTATATGAGAATAAATCATTTAGAAAATTTAATGATAATAGAAGTATGTCCAAATAACAAAATAATAAGAAATAGAGATACAAGACAAGTTTATTTGTTTGATTTTATAACAGATAAAGGTAAGTTTGATTTCTATTACATAGATGATAATCGTACTGAAATGGACGGAGTTAAAAATATAGATAGTAGAGGAATTGAAAATAGTATTGAATCTATTAAAAGTAATATGGAAGGAAAACAAGTAGTTAAAGTAGAAAATGAAGGAGAGTTTGATTTATTAAATCGTTCAGCTAAATTTAACTTAACTTTCTATTTTGATGACGATACAAAGTATACAATTGTTTTAAACAACCAATTATATTCAATTAATAATTCTACAAAATATTTAATGCAATTATTTCATGAATATAAAGATTTAGCAGACTTTGTATAAGGAGGTTAATTTTGGATTATACAATAAAAGACGTAGATTTAAATAAAAATAAAAATATGTTTGTTGCAATAAATAAAAAATATATATCTGATTGTTTTTTTAATTATAATAATTACTATCAAAAAAATAAAAATATATATTATACAGGAAAACAATTATACTTTGTGAGAGAAAAAAAGATAGTTACTCCAGAAAAAAGAATAGATGTTTATTTATTGAACAATTTTAGAGAATGCCCAATGGATAAATTCATTGAATTCTTAAAAACTTTTGATTTAGAAGAAGTAAAAGAAGAGGATTTTATTAAAACTTGCTTCATAGAAAATAAATTCTTTTATGTTTCAAAAGGAGATTTATTTAATGAAGAAAAACTAATGACTTTTGATATGATTACTTTTAAAACACAAGAGGCTGATGCTGAAGATATAAGTCTTTTTAATAAATTTTATTGCATGAATTTTTTCGCCGGCGCAACGGATATATTAAATATATTAAAAAGATGTAAAAACATATATAGAATATATGATATAGATGGAGAATATTATGATTCTATTTACTTAACTTCTTATAGTTATAGACTTAAAAAAACTTTCGATGAAAAGGGAATAATATTTGAAAGCACATATAATGAATTAGAAGAAGATAAGAAAAAAGATGATATCGCTAAGATAATGAGGTTTACTGAGATTCCAAATAAAGAAATAAAACATAATAATAACTATGGATTAATAAAGCTTAATGATAAAGTAAAAGTACTTGAAGATAATAGTTTTGGTTGTTTTATATTTGAATCAAAAGAAGAAAGAATAAATACACGTAGAACTTCTTTAGCATATAGACTATTAAGAGGTAGAGGTGAAAATTTATTAGACGTAGTTGAATTAAAAGATGATAAATTTTTATTTATCTTCGTAGAATCTAAATATATTTATTCTTCTGGAGCTAATTTAAAGATTTTAGATTTAAAAAACTATAAAGACGAAGAAATAAATATCTATGGGAATTTTAACTATGATGAAGAACAAATATTAGACAACAAAGGCGGTCACATGAGAAGAAACAAAGATTTCTCAGAAGTAACTTTTGCATTTTCATATAAAGATACTACATCAATAGATAATATGAAAATATATGGAAATATAAATAAAATGGTTACATGTTATTGGATAGATAGTTTCAAAGAATTTATATTTGTTCTTTTTAAAGATAAAATGTATTGCATAAGTTGTAACTCTAGATTTAGTCCTTTTTATCAATTAGAAAACTTATATGATGAAATAGAAAATAACTTTGAGGAGTTCTATGATGAACATTCAACATCAGTTATGATGAATACGCTTGGAGGTGTTTAATGGATAAAAGTGTTTTTACAAAAGATATAAAAAACTTAGAAAGAGGAAAAAACTTTCTGTATAATAAAAAGAAATTGTATTATTTCAAAGAAGATTTAATAGTAGATGGTTTAAAGAATGTTAATCTAAGCTATTATCATAACTTATTATTATTAACAGGAAAACAAATGGATAAGTTATTAAGATTAATAGAAAGCACAGATTTAAAAAATGTTGAAAAATTAAAAACAACTGTTTATGACTATTATACAATGATGTTAGTAATAGTAAATGGAGAAATAAAAGCTATTGATTTAATGAAACAAGAAATAGTAGACTTAACAGAAAAAGAAAAAGCACAAGCTTATCTTGAACTTTTCAATAATGCTATGTTAACAGATGAAGAAGTTAAATACTTTATAGAAAAAGGTATAGTAGATTTAAGCTGTTTCACTTTTGTGTACAAAGATAAAAAAATATATGTAGCTCTTAAAACTCCATACAATTTTCAAATATTTAGTGATAAAGTTCTTACTAAATTAGAAGAAGAAAAAATAAGAAAAGAAACAGGAAAGTTAGCACGAAAAAGAGAAAGATTCTATGCTAATACTACAGGTACTTATACTAGTAGATTTAAACAAACTTTCCATGCAGAACCTTTACCTGATGGAAGAAGATTAGTAGTTGTTTCTGATGAAGATACATATTCAATATCAATAAATGAATTTAAAGTAATATCAATAAAAGAAGAAGATTTTAATAGAGACTTTGTAAAGAAGAATAGTAATATAGGATTAAAAACATTTTTCTTCCATAATAATGATGAAGTGTATTTTGTAGGAAATTTAAGTTACTGGCGTTCACCATCTATAGAACTATTAGCTAAGTTTAAATTCGGACAAGAAGATGAAAAAGGAATAAAATCAGATATAATGGTAGAGTTTAAAAAAAATAATACATATAACTTTTGTTGTCCTACTGTAAAAACAATAGCAGACCTTATAGACGGAGCAAGGTTAGAAACTATAAAAATTAAAAATATGACAGAAACAGAAATATCAAAATATGCTTTTCAAATTTTATTTTTAGTGCACAAAGGCTTTTACTATTATGAAAGTAGAGTTAAAGACCATAATATCATAGGATATGATAATAATATCTATATAGTACCTTATGGAAGTTCTTTTAATTCTTTTGTTTTAGATGAACCTACAGAAGAAGATTTAGAATTAGCAAGAGAACAAACTCAAGCAGCTATGATGTTAATGAATATATAAGGAGTATATATGACAACAACAAGAGTAGAATATTTGAAAAAATTAAAAGTAGAAATATTTAGCAGATTTAAGCTTAGTGACTCTAGTATTAAAGCATCACCTCTTAGAGCCTATGAGTTAGATTTAATATATCAACAATTTAAAGATTATTCTAGAGAAGATATTAGAGAGGCTATTAAAACTCCTTTAAAGAATAAGTTTGAATATAAAGCTATAGAAAAGAAATTGTTAGATACTGAAATTAAAAATTATTTTTGTAGACATAAATCAATAAGTGCTAAAACTTATAAGTTTCTATCTGATGAATTAGACATCAGTGTTAAGAACTTAGAAATTAAATTCAGAGAATTAAGAAAAGAAGGATTTTTTGATAACTTAGGTATCACAGAAGAAGATTTTAAACAAGCAAGACTGGAGCTGAAAGTAAATCAAAAATTATAATATAAGCTTAGAAGAATTCTTTGAATTTATTTATTACAAGAATAAAAAAGAAAATAGCCAGAAAAGAAGAATAGAATATACAGAACAAGAACTAAGTGATTACTTTAAAATAACAGATGAAAGTGAATTAAAAGAACTAGAAGACTTTATTACTAAAGTACAAGTTGAATTTTGGTCTGATATCTATAAGAGATATGTTAAGGTAAAACTAGTACTAAAAAAATAATTCAAGTTTTTCTTGACAAATTATATTTAATAGTCTATAATGAATGTATAATATAAATAAGCCAGTTAACAAAAATAAATAAAGCCAATTACAATAGATATTGAACGATGGAACAACTTTCGGCGGTCGGAGACGAGGAAGCCATGCTAGTAGGGTATTGCGGAACGGTGGTCGTATTAGTTATCACATTTGTGGTCATTGCTAAAAGGACTACAACTGAACAGGCGAAGAAGTAAAAAACAAGTAAAAAATGAAAGTTTTAGTGAATGGAAGTTTTTAAAAGTTTTTGAAAATTAGTACAGTTGTACAGAAAGGCTATAAGCGTAATAAAGGCGGTACAGAATACTTGTATCGCGCAGTCTGACTCCGGGCTGTGGAGCGGTGCGTTATAGGAAACTATAATGATGTCGGTCCAGCGAATGGGAGAAGGTTGATTTTTTCTTAACGAAAACATTTGGAAGAATAACCTAGAATGATTCTTAGTTAATCTTCATTCAACCATGGGTTGTTTTTGTTATGCAAAAAAATAAGTAAAACTTAGGTTGAATAAACTTAAGTTTTTTTATTTTAGTTAAGAAAAATAAACAAGTGGTGGTAGTCCGCCACTCTAAGGGGACGCCTTTAGAAGAAGAGGCTAGGTGGTATTCCGGTGTGGGATACTTGGTAATATGTAACGCTAATTGCATAAGATTGTAGGACGGAATTTACAGTCTTGGTTTTTATAAACCTGAAACTAAGTAAGCTGATGATGTGAGACGAGCGACGTCGTGTACAAACACGCGTTAATTCGCTAGTACAGCTTTTTCTCTAGTAATTTTACTAGGGGAAAAGTCTAATTCAGTTCAACTTCGCTCGGTCGTGCACCCCCTACGGGGATGGATGTCACTCTATCAGCTGTTCTCCTTAATCGAACAGCTAAGACGATAGAGTGCCAAGCCTACTTTTTGAAACTTTTTATTAAGAAAGCTAGTTTTAACTAAGAATACTAGGATTAACTTGTATATATAGATATAGAGATGAAGATAGAGAGTTGAGAATTAACTAAGCTTACTAGTTTTAAATAAGTTAAAAGTTATAATGTTATGAGTTTATATGTTAAGATAGATACTTCTTATATATAAAAACATAATAGTATAACTTTTTTTATTTAGTTATGCTTAAATAAAATAAATAAAGGATGTGAGTTTTATTGAAGAAAATAGTTTTATTAATGTTATTTATGATACTAGGATTAAATAGTTTCAGTGATGAAGTTAATCCATTATTTAAGATGTTAGGAATTGAACCAGTTAATGCTTTAGAAGAAAGAATTGAAGAACTTAAAGCTGAAGAAGTTGAGTTAACTAGTTTTGAAAAGTTAGTTAAAGAAGTATGTTTAGATTTAGAAGAAGATTATTTAGATATATTAGCTATAGCTCATATAGAGAGTAGAGTTAATAATATTATTGGAGATAAACATTTAGCTAATAAAGCTTATGGATATTTTCAAATAAGACAAATAGCTGTTGATGAAGTAAATAGAGTGTTTGGTTTCAAAGGAATTAAAAATGCTAGTAGTTTAATTAATAATGAAAGAAAGCAAGTGGAATATGCTTGTTACATGATTAAATACTTAAAGAGTAATTTTAAAACTAAGAAACAATATATTACAGCTTACAATATGGGTATAGGGTCAGTAAAAAAAGGTAAAACTAATGGTTACTATAATAAATTTTTAAAAGCTAGAGCAAATTTAAGTGTGTAAAAAATAAAATTGAGGTGATTTAATTGGCAGCTATATCAATGAATAGTATATATCCTGATATGTATAATTCATATGGTGATTCGTATGAAATGTTTAAAAAGAAAAGACTTCTTGAAGAAGTTCAGTATATTCCAGCTTTATGTAATAACTCTACAGAGGTATTTGAAAAATTGTGCGGTATTAAGAATATAATTAGAGATATAAATAAATGTGTTGAAGAAGATTCTAAAAAAACTCTTAGTGAATTATTAAAAAGTGGTTCTGATACTTTCAATAATGTAAAAATATTAAATTTAATGCTGGAATATGCATTTGATGGATTAGCAAATGTTTTATTAAAAATAGTTGAAGAAGAGGAGTTAAAAAATGAAACTGAATGAAACTGAAAAAGAAGAGTTAATTAAAAAAATAGGTACTATATATAATTCTGAATTAGATTATATTGAAGTTGAGAACTGCGATTTTCACATGTTGGATAGTAGAAAAATAAAAGGAGTGTTATTAACTTTCTTTCACGGAAAAGAACACGGTGAAGAATTATATGAATTATTAAGTTCATATGGAAATATATATAAATTAGATGCTCTTTCTAGAGATATTAAAATGATAAAAGTTAGTTTAGAAAATATTTTCTATACAGATGAAGAATTTGAATTTGGTTTCTCTCAATTTATTCTTTCCGATGATTTAAATGAAGAAAGTCATATTCTTTTAAATTGTGATGAAGACCAAGATGAGGTGGTATTGGATGCATTCTAGTCAGCTTACAGATGAACAATGTGAAACATTTATTAAAAACTTAAAAAGATATAGAGTTCTTAATGATTTAAAATTCAATGATTTAGCAAAGAATTTTGGGTTATCAAGAGCTTTTTTTAGTCAACTTTTTTATAGGAAATCTAAGCCAAGTGAAAAATCTATTGCAATAATAGTAAAGAAAACTAAGATACCTAGAGAAAAATGGATAAATGGAGAAATCCAGGTTAGTATTTTGCAATTTAATCAATTAGATTATACTTATTCTGAAGAAAACATAGGTAAAAGAATTGAAAATATTAGAAAAACTTACGAATCTAAAGAAAAGTTTTCTGAAATTGTAGGGTTAAGTATGTATAAAGTAAATCAAATGATTAAAGGAAAGGAAATAAACTTAGATAAACTATTTAAAATAGCTTATAATTGCAATATCAATCTTGAATATTTACTTGGTTTTACTATTAATAAAGAATGTGAATATTCTAAAGACAATTATAAGTTTGATAATATTGAGTTTAAAAAAATACTTAAGTTAGAAAATATTTCTCCGTATAGACTTATTAAGAAATTATATAGAGAATATCATATCTTTATAGACGAATCAGCTGTTTACAGATGGATTCAAGGTAATAGAACTCCTAGATTAGAACTTCTTTTTTATTTAAAGAGAATTTTAAACTTTGATTTAAATACAATGCTTAATATACCAGTAAAAATAAAAATAGAAGAAAAATACTACGATGATAAATTCAGAGAACAGAAGTTAATTTACGAGCTTAAAGATTTAAATGAGAAATTAAGTATCATAATTAATAGTTTTATTTTTGGAGACTTAGTATGAATGTTTTAAAAGCTCAAAAAGAACATGTAAGATACATAAAAGAAAATAAATATTTAACATTACAAGGTTCTGAAACTACTGGTTACATGTATACAATTAAATATAGTTGTAGAGATATATACGTTAAGAATCCTTTGAAAAAACTTTTTAAGAATTTTAGTAATAATTATATGTTTTTCTACATAGATAAAAAAGATAGAGAAATAAAAAAAATAAAACAAAAAACTATATTTGAATCTTTTATTGATGTAATTATAGTAGTTAAAAGAACTGAAATAGAAAAGACAGATAGTATTTTCTATAATAAATCATTATTATGAAAGGAAATGGCATGAAATTTGGAAAGAAATGGAATTATATTATTTCTTAAGAAAGATGGTTCTACTGAAGAATATAATATATATTGTTCTAACGATGTATATTTTCATGAAGTAGAATTATTAGAATTAATAGCAGATAAAAAATGTTTAATGTACTATACAAACTGTACTAAACAAGGACTAATAGAAAAAGAAAATATATTTTTCTTTAGAAGTGAAGAGAATATTTCAAGAGCTTTTGTAGGAAGCTTTTTCTTTTTAACAGATAAAACTCTAGAGCTTGATGATTGTATAGCAATAAACATAACAAAATTTTAAAGCACAGGCGTGTCAAAACGATGCGCCGGCGCATTTGTGTTTCGAAATAATACAGCTTTTTACTCTTTTTAAAAATATGTATTATTTAAAAACATAAATAAAGAAAATTAAACAGAGGGATACATGAAGATAATTTTTAAAAAACATATAAATGGTTTAATTTTAAGTGATTTAAAGAGAAATGGTTATATTAATACACCTTATGATTTTACTACTATGAGTAGATACTTAAGAAAGTCTATTTTTAGGAATTATATAAGGTTAGAAAGAGAAAATTTAACTATGGATATAAAAGAATATTACAATATTGTAATTTTAAAAAAGGAAAACAATGAAGTTTATCGGGAATATTGATACTATAAGATTTATGATTGAGTCGAGTAGAAAAGATGCTTATATAGAATGGGATGGTATTAAAAATAAAATAATAGGTTATATGTATATTGGAAGAACTATTGCTAAACATATGTTTGTTTATATTATAGAATTTGAAGAAAAATATAATCTTATAGAATTTAAAATAAAAAAGGAATAACAGTGAAATTCATATTAACTAGAAGAAAAAGAATGTCTGATTATTTTAAAGGATTGTTTATAAGAAGTTATGATAGAGAAGGACGAGAGGCTTTTGATAAGAGAATTAAGATAAATAATAAAATATATTATATGACAGAAGTTCAAGAAAAATTATATTATAATATTTATGAAATTAAGTTTAGATTTATAGAATTATAAAATAAGGTAGGTGTTTAAACCTACCTTTTATTCTGTAAAACCAATTAATTTTTGTTCTAAATTAAACATCTTTTCTTCAAGAGCATTTATCTTATTATTTAATTGAACTATTAGTTCTTGTTGTTTTTGTATTACTTTATCAGCTTCAGTAATTACATTAAGTTTACTATTAATTAAATCTTGTAGTTGTTGATTAGTAGTATTAGCCCAAGCATTAATTTTAGTATTTTGTTCTACGAATTTATTTTCAATTAATTTAGTAAATTCAGAATCGTGCTTTTCAACAGCATCTAAAGTATTAATATTTTTCTTTAATTTAAGTTGTTCATCTAAAGTTAAATTAATATAAGATTTGCTATTTAAGAAATTCCAAGTTCTTGGGTTTTCCATTAACCAAAGATTTTCTTTAGCACTTAATGCAACATCAAATATTTGAGGTTCTGATACTAAACAAGATGCATTAGCATATCTTCCATAAGACATATCAGAACATAATCCAAAGAAAAGATTTTTATCAGAAATTTCAACGTTAAATGTCTTTTCTAATTCTGTATTATTTACAAGTATAGTTAGTTTATTTTCAAAGAATTTCAAAGATAGTTGATAAGGTAAGTGTGTACTCAATGTATATTCTAAGTCAACTACATCTTCTTTGTTATAAAAATAAAGTTTATTTTCTTTATCATAACAAAGTCCTACTCTAATGTTTTGAAATTCATCATTTATACTAATTAAACAAGCTTTAGCTGTTTCAACTATTGCTTCATCATTAGAATATAATCTACCTATATTTTTAAATAAAGCGCTATAAGTTAATAACTTACCGCTATGATAAGTTTTATTAGTTTTAATACTAGTAAATTTATCAGCAACGACAAATGGTACTATTTCTTTAGTGTCTTTTTTGAAATCAAGTAATACCATTTCTATATCAGAAGTTTGGAAACCTTTATTTCTTAATTGAATATTAGTATTATTTGTTTCAAAAAAGTCGAAGAATAATACTGGAGTAAAATCTGTTTTATTAGTCCAAATTTTATTTGTTCCTTCGTGTTTTAATTCATAAGTTTGATAACCATAAGTAACACGAGTTCCTTCTGGAATATTTTCCGTAGTTTGTGGAATAAAACTATAATTGCTATATCCAATCCAAGAATCTGGAGTTTTAAAATAAAGTCCAGCTGGAACAGAACTATTTGAGTGTATAAATAAAAATTTATAATCAGGAAACAAATTTAAACTTGTACTGAATAAATTGCTACTTCTATATTCTTCTATGTTTTTAACATATTCTATTATGTTTCTACCTTTTTCTCTAATAGCATTAGGTAAATCTTTAATAGCTATTGTATCTAAAGGATAATTTAAGTCTAACATTTTATCACCTTTTGTGGTATAATATAATATAATAATTTTAATAGGAGGTTTGAAATATGTCAAACAATGTTTATTTTCAATTACAATTCGTTAAAGGAAACAGAAATGTAACTGGGTCAGTATTACAATTAGCACCATCAAAATCAACAGGAGATTTATTAATAACTCTAGCTCCTCAAATGGGTTATGAAAACAATTTGCCTAAGTTTGATTATAACTCTAAAGCAATTTTTAATTTATCAGAATTAGAAATCGCTCAAGTATCAGATTTATATAATTCTAGACAAGAAGGTAAAGTTAATTTTCCTCATATGAATGCTAGAGACCCAAAAACAATAATTTTTGAAAACAGTGTTTATAATGGAAACTTACAATTTAAACTAACAGTAATAAGAAATGGTAAAGCAATTAGTTTCTTCTTTTCAAAAGCAGAATCTGATGTATTTATTAGAAACTTAGAAGATTCGGTATCTATGTATAATAAAATGAATGCTATGTTAGTACTTAGAGAATTTCAAGGAGAGCAAAATTAAAAGTAGAAAATTAAAAAAGATATATAAAAAAGATATAGAAGATTTAAACAAAGAAGAATTAAAAGAAATTCTTAAAGATTGTGGAATTAAGAATGTAAAAAGCGTTGCTAAAAACAAAGGTGGTGTAGTTTTTATTAATGAAAATTATCATAAAGAAAATTAATACAAAAAGAATATATGAGAAATTAAATGAATGGAAAGATATAGAATTTAAAACTTACCCTTCATTTAAAACTATCATAGAAAACTATATAAATGATACTACTATAGGAGTAGTTAGTACTTATACTATTTTATTAATGATTAATAGCTTTGATAAAATGGTAAAAGAGAAAAATGAATATGTTTCACTTCCTATTAATAGTACTCTTTATATGGTTAATCCTTATACTAATAAAGAAATGTTTGATACTAAGTTTAATTATAGTATTAATGGAGAAGACATAGAAGTATTCATAGAAGTAAATCCAGTAAATAAAGAAGATGAAGTTAGTATGTTTACTATAGGTCCATTAATAGGAGAATTTAAAAAGTTTTCTGATGGATTAAAAGCAGAAGATGTACAAAACACTATAATAGATACAATAAAACTAAAACTTAGTGATGGTTTTGAATCTGTTCTTAGTGTAGTAAGACTAGAAGATAAAGAAAAAGAAAAATTAAAAATAGAAGAAAATATAGAACTATACTATAAACAAATAGCTTATAATATAGACCCTTATATGACTTCTGTATTGTACAATGAAGCATTTGGTGAAAAGAAAGAAAAAGAGGTGTAATTTGAGAGAAATTAAATTTAGAGTTTTTTTCAGAGGTAAAATGTATTATCCAAATGACTATAAAAGTTATGAAGATAATTTATATGGAATAGATTTTATAAATAAAACAGTATCTTTTTCTAAATATTGCGACGGAGAAGAAGAAATAATTGAAAAATATTCATTTGATGAAGAAAATTTTTTATTTGAAGAAGATTTAAAAATAATGGAATATACTGGATTAAAAGATAAAAAAGAAAGAGAAATCTACGAAGGAGATATTCTTTTTCAAGAATATACTGATGAATATTCAATAGTTTATTATGAAGATGGAAAATTTTTAACAGAAAACAAAAACGAAGCAATTAGATTAGAACTAATTTGTTTAAATAGACTAACAGAAGTTGTAGGAAATATTTATGAAAATGAAATTGTAACAACTAATAGTTTAATAAAAAGAGAGGTATAGTATGCAACTATATATAAAAATTATAATATATTTATTTATGTTATTTTATGGAATGCTAGGTGTTATAAGTTTAGCTGCTATTTATAAAATAACAGAAAAAGGAAAAGAAGTTGATATAATTAAAGTACTTAGTTTTGTTTTTATAGGATTTTTATCACAAATAATAGGTTATTTCTTATTAAAAGTAATATAAGGAGTTTTAATGAAAGAAAAAATATTAGAAGTAGATTTTATAGAAGTTTTTGGATATGCTTATGCTTGGCAAATAAGTAAAAATAAAATAAAAGAAAAAGAAATAAACTATAATGGAGTTAAAATAGTAAATAATGATGTTTTTTTCTGGAATAAGTTTGAAAAAAATTGGGAAAAGAAAAATTTTATGAGATTGCTAAGTACGCTAGAAAAAAGAAGACTAGAAGATTTTGTTAATTATGTGAATGAATATTGTAATAAACAAAGATGGAGAGCTGAAAATAATAAAATATATTACTATATAAATGAAATTGAAGAAATTTATACTGCAAAAGAAATATTCCATCCGTTAGATGATTCTAGATATGAAACAGGTAATTATTTTAAAACCGAAAAGGAAGCTGAAGAAGTTTTAGAAAAGCTAAAGGAATTCTGGAAAACAATAAGAGAGGAAATGGAAAAATAATGGTAATAGTTAGGGATAAATTCTTATACCTAATACCTAAAAATGATTATGAAAAAAGTTACTTGACTGCTTTGGTTAAAAAAAGATTAACTTATAATAATCCAGAGCATCAAGTAACTAAACAAAAAGGTAATTGGTATAAAATAGATAAAGTGCCTCCTATCATAGAAACATTTCATGAATCTATGTATAAAGGAGAATTTTGTTATCGTATACAAAAAGGTAACAAAGAAATAATAGATACTATACTAGAAGACATACAAGGTGTTGAAAAAATAGATAATAGAGTATCTTATAGAATTAAATGTGATTTGAAAGTAGAACCAAGAGATGATGAACAAAAAAAGGCAATAAGAGCAATAACTAGTTTTGATTTTGGATACGGAATTCTTTCAAGTCCTCCAGGTTCAGGTAAAACTTATATGGCTTCTAATATAATAACTAGACTAAAAGAAAGAACTCTTGTTTTAGTAGACCAAGATTTATTACTTGAACAATTTATGGAAAGCATAATTGAGTTTACAGATATAACAAGAGAAGAAATAGGAATAATTAAATCTCAAACTCTTGAGTATGATTTGGATAAAAAAGTAATATTATCTACAATGCAAACTCTTGTAAAGAAAAAAGATATATTAGAAAAACTTAGTACTAATATAGGTTTTGTAATACAAGATGAATGTCAAATAGCTTCTTGTGAAACAATAAGAGAAATATTAAAAGAATTAAGACCAAAATACATATTAGGATTATCAGGAACTCCTTATAGAGATGATGGTTTTGATTTCTTAATAAGAGAAATGTTAGGACCTATTATTTATAAAACAGATAAACAAGCAATGATTAAAGATGGTAGCTTGATAGTGCCTATTCTTAGACCAATATTTCTTAGAGATGATGAATATTTTAAAAAATATATTGAATCAGAAAAAGATATGGAATTTAGAGATGTTGTGGATATATATTATAACAATCCTAAGATTATCTTCAAGATTTCTAAATTCATTTCAAATATGATGGAAGATAAATCACAACTTGTTATATGTAAAGAAAAAAGTTTGGTTTATAAATATCATATGCAAATAATGAAACATCATTATCCAGAACTAATGGAACAATATGAAGAAGAAAGATTAAAAACAATAAAAGGATTAGAACAAGTAATAAATCAAAGTCAAGATGAAAAAGAAATAAAACAATGCAAAAGAAAAAAACTAATTCTTGAAGAAAATATTTTATCAAAAACATTCCTTAGTATAAAAGATACTGATGAGTTTAAAACAGTTATTTGTTTAACAGCAGAAATATCTAAAAGCACACGTGACAAAATAATATCTGATACAAATAAAGGTATAACTAAAGTAATAATTACTACAACTCTTATGGATAAAGCTATAAGTATCAATAGACTTGATACTTTACACTTATTGTTTTCCACTAAGGAAGTTACACCGCTAATTCAGAGATTGGGAAGAATTTCGCGTTCAAGTCCAGGTAAAATGGGAGCTACAGCATTTGATTATCTGTATGACCATTACATACCATTCTTTCAGTTCAATAACAAAAATAAGAATTGTAGAATGATGGCTCATAACGAGGCTTGTATGATACCAAATAATATAGATATACTTATTAAGTTTTTACAAAAGAGATATATGGAACGTGATGTTAATTATACAAATAATGATTATGAACAAATTAAACAATTCTATGAAATAGATATTAATAAATAAACAAGGAGAGTAAAAGAATGAAAATTATATACATAATAGCATTAATACCAACTTTAATTATATGTTATATGTCAGTATTAGATTTAATTAATATTTATCTTTTTGAAGAAAGTAAACAGTTATGTAAAATAACAAAGCGATTACAAATACCTTTTGGTTATGAAAGTATAAGTGCACTTACTTTAATTTTAATATTCTTACATATTATATACAGTATTATATTTGAAGATAACACTATATTATTAAGTAATGTAGTTGAATTCTTATTGAATTTATCAGAAGTATCTTTACTTTTTATTTTATTTAAATTAGTAAGTAAATATGGTACTTTTATTAAATTTTTATATTTATTTACAGCATTTACATTTGTAATGGCAACAAAAGGATACTTTTATAAAATAATAGAGGGGTTAAGCTAATGAGAAAGATAAAAAAACAAATAGATAAAACAGATGAAGTAATAGAATTATTAACTACTACATTAGATGAATATTTTACTCCTTTTATGCTTATGGCTAAAAGTGAAAAACCTGAAGTAAAATCATTTTATGATAGTATTCTTAGTAGAGCTATGAAAATAAGTAAGATTAAAAACGGAACGCAAGAGAAGAAAAACGAACTAATTACATTAAGATTTGATACAGTAGCTTTTATAAGTCTTTATTCAGCAAAATATATAAAGAATAAAAATTGTTTAAATAATTTTGTAATGATGTTAATTGCTTATACCGTAATTCAGTTTTTCTCCGCCGGCGAAAAAGTGGATTATTTCAAAACAGAAATCCAGGAAAACAACAAACTTTTGAAAAGTGTTAATAATTTAATTAGGTTAAATTGGATTAATCTTGAAAAGGTAGTAGATAAAAATGATTTGGTATATCCAGAAGATATAATAAAAGACTTAGAGAAAGTAAAAAAGAATATGTCTAATATATTATTTAAACACTTAAGATATTTAAGTCCATTTATAAACGATAATCAATTAGAAAAAGAAATAGTAAATAAAATAGGATATCAATGCCAATTATTAAAAAAAGAATTAGATTTTGATGCTTATGATGAAGCAATAAGAGAAGACTTTTTAATGTATATAGCAATAAGAAGTAGATTAAATGCAATTAATTTTGATTTTGATAGTTACTCTGGCTGTGGAGTAGTAGATGAAGAAATAAAAAAAGATATAAAATATTTTAAAACAAATTTAACTTATATAAATAAGAATATTAAGAATTATGAAAAATTAGTATTAGAAGGTGAATATTAATGAATGATGATGATAAAGTATTAATATTTGGATTAGTAGTATGCGTAGTAATTACTATCGCATACTCTATTCATATAATAACAAAATTTTAAAAAGTGAGTGTGATTTAATTATGAAAATTATTATTACAACAGAGGACAAACAACAAATAGTCCCTGGTAAAACAAAACAAGTATTATTATCAGAACAAAGAATAGAGGAAGAGCATTTTGATGTTCAACAAGCAAAGCTAGAAAAACATTGGAATATGAAATATCTAGGAAAGAATGAAAACAATCAACTAAAGATAGAAGTTGATAATTATTGGTCTATTCCTTTTGTTTTCAATAAAAGACATCAAATAGCAGAGGTGATTTTACATGACAGAGATACAAAATGTAACTAAACATGGAACATTTAGATACTTTCAAAGAATAAAAGGAGATGTTAGATTTCTTGTTGAAAACAGTTTCAATGAGTATGTAAAGAAAAACCAAGAAGAATTTGAAGATATGAGAAATGAAATTCTTGAAGTTATTAGAAATAGTGAATTACAAGATTTAGGAAATTTCTCTTTAAGAGAACATGAAAAAAGCGATTTCTTGTTAGATACAAACAATAGAATAATCTATATAGTAAAACAAAACAGTTTAATAACTTGTTATCAATTAAAATTCTTAGCTCAAGAAGAAGAAAACGATATTATATTCAGAGCTTTTTTAAGTTCTATGGATAAATGTTCAAAAGAAATAGAAGAAGAAGAAAATCAATTATCTAGAGAACTAGATATGTGTGATACTCAACTTCAAGACTTAGAAATAAGAAAACAAAAATTGTTATTAGAATTAGAAGATGTTGAAGATAAAAAGAATTCTATTAATAACAACATCAATAATTTAAAAAGAAAAATAACAATTAACAAAGAAGAAATAAAAAACATAGTTCAAAAACTTTTAACTTTATAAGGAGGTTAGTATGTTAAAAATATTAAGTATGTTAGCATTAGTTTCGTTTTTAACTTTAGGTTGTGAAATTGATGAAGAAAAAGCAAGAGAACAATTAAAAAAAGTAGAAAAAGAAGAGGAACAAGTAATAAGAGAAAGATTAACTCCTTTCTTTTACAAAGATAAAGTAACTATTATATTATTAAGACATGGAGACTCGGTTAAATACATTTTGCAGATAGCAGATGAGTTAGGATATGAATTAAAGTTCTTCAGTGATTCAGGAAGTGATAAATTAGTTTATATTTTCTATAAGAAAGGAGAATAAATGCAACCTATAGAAGAAGTTAGAAAAGAATTAAAAAACCTGGAAAGAAAAATGAAAAAAATATATAAAATTATGCTTAGTAATGATTTTGAACAAACAAATGAAAAAGAAAAAGAGTATTTGTATAAACAAATAGGTTTTATGGAAGCTTATGAAAATATACTAAAAGATAGAATACATTATCGTAAATGTATTGAAGCTGCAGATGAAATAACACGTTCTTTAATAGAAGAAATAGAAGCGGAAATAGAAGAAAAAAAGCAAAGAGCGAATAAAAGAGGTTAATAAAATGATTAATTTAGAAAAAGACGATATTTTTGATATTAAATTTTCACATATATTATTTAGCATATTTATTATTGTTGTAATATATTTTGTAACATCATGTTATGAAACAAGTAGTAAAACTCCTGAAAATGTAGCTAAAAGAGAAACTGAATACAGTAAGATATTTAATAAAGATATAGTTTTTATAACTTTAGGAAGTAATTTTGGTGACAGTCAACTCTTATTAGAAACTTCTAAAAAATTAAATTATGAATTAAAACATTTTGATGTCAAAGAAGAAAAACTTGGAAGCGTTTATATTTTTATCTTTGAAAAAAAGGAAGTAAAAAATGAAAATTAAAGTTCTTATGACTGGTTCAGATGGAAATTGTTGCCTTGTTAATTATAAAAATACTACAATATTAATAGATGGTGGTTTCAAAACAAAAACTAAAATGGAAGAATTGTTAAATCCAATAGTATTAAGTGAAGATATAAAACTAGATGCTGTAATAATTACTCATGAACATACAGACCATTTTAATCCGTGGACAGGAAGACTATGTATGGATTTGGATATACCTATGTATCTTAGTCCTAAACATTATGCCAATGAAGAAAATAGAAAAACTAAATATCTTAGTCATGAAGATAAACGTTCTGGTATTACTAGAACAGTTAATGTAATTGATATAGAAGAAAATCAAGAATTTACTATTGGAGATATTAAAATATATCCTTTTGCAGTATATCATGATGCAAATAAAACATTTGGTTTTAGATTCAATGATAATCAACTATGCTGGGTTACTGACTGCGGGTTTATTAAATAGTGCAAGAACACTCGTGACTCTAGCACTCGTAGGGTGTTAGTCATGAGACATGTACTCGTAGGGTATG